GGCCAATGTTTATTTTGATAAGAAATTAAAAACCAGAAAAACTATTAAACAAATAAAAAAGTCTCAGTCAATAGAAGACGATTCATTAAAATAAACTTTTTTAAAAGGTTTTTTGTTTTGGTCTAGACAAATTTTAATGTGTTTTCTTCCAAATAAGGGATTATATATATAAAATCTTTGAATTTCTTGATATAACTCTTGTGTTGTGTTATATTTTGTAAAGGTGTCTATTGAATAAATTGATATTAAATATAAAATAATTAAGGGTTTCATAATGTCAACAAATAACTTTTTTGGAAATTCAGGATGAATCACAATTTGTGTAGTACACAAATGATTAAAATAATTAAATATACTTAATCCATAATTATATAATGTGATTAGTGATGAATTCGAGACATATTCTTTTATTGAGGTAGTTTGAATTAATACTTTGTTTTTATTTAAAAAAATAGGCAGATCGAACTCTTCAATAAAAAATTTTTCTATTAATTCAGGAAGACATATTTGTTTATTTTTTATAGAAAAGTAAATATTATATAGTATATTTTTTGAAAAGGGAATATTATTATATGGATTTTTACATTCTAACGGGTTAATAAAAAAATGACTAGCGTTAGTTAATGATACCATTAATAAATGTATCAAGTCGCTTATACTAAATAAATATGTCATATTATTTTGGTATATTTCTATGACATTTGATTCATTTTTATTTATATTGTTGAAATATAAATCATGATTTATAACACATGTCGATTTTTTAATTTTATAAATGTATGCTAACTTTGAAAACGCAAAGTATGTTTTTTGAATTTTAGTAAATTTATCTATTAATAATTTATCTGTTTTAACTTTATAAAATACACTATTTAATATTTTATATATAAAACCAACCTTTGTTATTTTTTTTAAAATTAATATTTTTTTAATAAAAGCAAGAAGTAACAAATTTATTAAACTATATTTTTCTTTATATTTGGTTACCTCGTTCTTAAATATACTTACTATATTTTGATAATATAATTCATCATCCGAAAAATTATAAATATAACTGGTTTTATTTAATATTTTATTTGAAATATAATAAAATGTTTCCATAAATTATGTATTAAACAACATTTAATACATATTTTTGACTAAAATTAATATCTATACCTTTATTTGATATGCTTAAAACCCAGGGTTATAATTATTTACAGTGCCTAAATTTTTAATTTTAATACTATTTACATTATTTATTATTGTTAAGTTAGGTATACTACAGTTGTCATCTTTAATTGTTTCATTATAAAACTCATTATTGATTGCGGTTTCTTCGTCTATATTTTCATATTTAACTTCTTCCTCCAATTTCTGCATTTCTTCAATATCTAATACAACTTGAAAACAACTGGTTCCGAAAAAACCTTCTTGACCACACATTACATTGGCAGATATTCCTCGCATTGTATCTAATTCCGCGTGTCTTGCTGCCTTTAAAAACATTTCAGGGGTTTCTTCAAATGAAGCTTTAGATATTGGTCCGATATTATCATTATTAATACCATGTCTACACATAGATATCATCTTACTTGTAAATGTCATTCTATCGCATAATATACTAAAATTATGATAATTAATATATGTTCCGTCAAATTCAATTACTTCAACAAGTTCATTATAAATGGTTTGTCTTGATGCTTCAATTCCTAAAACATTATATACCTCTACAATATCATTACTAAATGTTCTTGTATTATCAATATAGTTTAATGCTAAAACATCTAATAGATTTGTTCCCACGGTGTCCAGAACCCATATGTCTTGTTTTTGATATGTTCCGTTTTGTTCAATAACATTGTCTTTTATTTTTCGAATGATTACTTTATTAATACCTTTAACACCTCGTAATATGATATTTTGTAATAACTTATCCTGGAAATTTTTTAATAAATAAATTTGGTCTGATTGATCTAATGAACTAATTCTACCCTTCTTTGTGTCTTTATCAGTTATAACTCGAGTCATTCTAATTCTAAAAATTAATTTATCAGAATTATAATCAGAATAAATACAACTAATTTCTTCTTTATAACAATTATTTAATGTAAAGTTTATGTCATCCATAGTTATATTTTTATCTAACATAACATCAGAATCCATTTCCATTCTTAATATCCATTTTGATTTATGGATTGTATTGTCATCAATATACAATTCCGCTCCTGCGCATTCATCTACCATATTTTCAAATTCTTTGAATTGTTGAATTATTTCTCTATCTTCATCTATAAGTGTGTTTAAATCATCCGGGTCAAAACATATCTCAACCGATTTTACAACTGATTCTAATTTTGTATGTTCTAACATATACATGATTGTGTTTGCTTTATCCTGGTCTGTTTCATCTTCAGGATTTAAATAAACAGTTAATGATGGATTTTTTGGGTCTGATGATAAAGATAGTATTTCTTCTATTCTAGGAACACCTCTTGTTACATTAGACTTTGATGCTACACCAGCAAAATGAAAGGTATTTAATGTATTGTGAATTATTACTCCATAATCAGTCATAAATGTTTGATTTCCTGGAACTGTGAAATCATATACAAAGGTTGATTGGTCCGGCGTGTAGTATTCTATATTTATGATTTCATCCCAAATCACACCAGATGTTAATGCTTGGTTTATGAGCATTAACTCGTTTTGTATTAAATGAGAATTTGTATGATTATTAAATGTTTCATAATATTTTTCAAGTGTTTTACGACCAATACAATCTGTATTTTTAAAACTATCAGTTGTTGTGATTTGTCCTGAAGTATTTAGAATAGTTTCACAATATGTTAATAATTCACATAATCCGTTAATTTGGTCATTTGTGTCTGTCAATAATATATTATTATTTCTTTCTGTATATTTTAACAAATTAATTAATTTATCTTTGTATAAAACACTACCAATATATGACATGTATTGTTTTATGTATTTAGAATCAATATTTAAATAATAAACTGGTCGTTCCCGATTAGTTTCTTGTTTAATTGTTCCAAAAATATCAAAATAATTTAAAATTAACGCAAAGTCTTTAATTAATTGTTCGCTATAACTAGACATTATTAGTGAATCGTATAATTGGAAATATCCGTTTCCATCAAAATATGCTTGAAATAAGCCAGATTTAAATTCGTCAGGAGCTGTAAAAGCAAAATCAGGAACTCGTTTTTCAAAACTTCCATTCCCACAAGAATTTAATAATAATTTCGCTAATTCTCTTGAATTAAATATAATACTGTTGTTTTTTCCATATTCACCCGTTGTTTCACATACACGATAAGTTTTATCAAATCTCTCTATGAATAATTGGATGGTTTGAATATAATAATCTGAAATATTTGTAATTCTGATTTCATTATAATTTAAACTACCCTCGGATAAATAAACACCTATAAACCATCCAAATAAATGGTCTAATTTATATGAATTATTTTCAATATCAATATAATTTACTACAAAACTATTATCAATATGTTTACAAACTGGAATTCTCATTCCTTCTTTCATTTTTGCTCCTACAATTGGAATTACTTCGTTGTTTGAACGGATTAAATGTGAATGACTTGTAGTCGTATCAACTATTCGACCACTTTTTGTGGTAACCTTCATCATTTGTCCATTCACAGGATGTCTGCTTACATGCGAAATCTTATTCCATTGTGTTTTTTCATCCTTTGAAACACCCAATATATAATATTCAATATCTAATTGGTCTAATAAGGTTTCATAGCTGTGTTCATTATGTCCTGTATTAAATGTATATTTAAAGTTTTGTTTTATTAGAGTATCTACAAAATCACCAACCTCAACTGAAATCATCTCAATTTTACAAGTTCTTGTATTTTTAGAAATAATTTTAACTTTCTCAGATGACAGACATGACATCTGTGTCGAAACCTCACCAATACTTTGACCAGCAATCATACCTACCATTTCTCCTGGCGCAACAATTGACCGTTTATAAGTAATTGAAATAGTATCCAATAATAATGTTAATGTGCTCTTATTAAATCTCTTAACGATTAATAATTCTTTCGGGGATAGATAATAATAATATAATGTTTTAAATAATTCTGTTGGAGATATATAATAATTATTTTCGAGATTTTTGTAATTTTCTTCAATCATTTGAAACGCTTCAAATGGAGTAATGTCAACAAGAGAATTACTATTGATATTACATTGCCCTTGAATATTATTTATTATATATGAAAACGCAACTGGTACATTCACAATATTATCACCTTTTTTTTTAAATACATGTTTTATTATATCATTACGCTTTAAAATCATAAAATCTGTGTATTGTTTACATAATTTGTTAAAATTGTCAATTTGATTATTATGTCGTTTCATTACATTTTTTAAAAAGATTTGATTTAATAACTTGGATTTACCGGTTTCTTCAGGAATATTGTAATGTGCGTAAATATCATTTACACTCATATTAACCAAAGGTAGATATTGGTTTTCTACCTTAATTGTGTCAATTCCGTCTTCACCATAATTAAATTGAACGATTTTTCCTTTATTGGTTCGAATAGTCATGTCGTAATTTACCATTAAGTCTTCCAACCCTTTAATTAATTTACGCTGAATATAACCAGTTGTTGATGTTTTTACAGCAGTATCAATTAAACCAACACGACCACCCATTGCGTGGAAGAATAATTCTTGAGGAGATAAACCATTAATGTATGAACTTTCAACAAATCCTCTCGCTCCAGGCGAATCATCAAATTTAGTAAAATGTGGTAATGTTCTATTTTCAAAACCATATGGTATTCGTTTTCCATCTACATTTTGTTGTCCAAGACAAGAAATCATAAATGATATATTTAAATCACTTCCTTTTGAACCTGCGTTTACCATAGTAACAAACCGGTTATTTTTGTCGAGACTTTTCAAACCTGTTTTACCTGATTCTGAGGTTGCTTGATTTAATATATTATTTACTCTTGTTTCGAATTCTTCTTCGTTCGTTTTACCTGTGTTATTTTCAAAAATACCAAATTGTGTTTGTTCAATTAAATTTTTTACATCTATTTTTTTACTTGTGATTGTTTGAATAATAGATTGGCTTGTTTTTTCATTTGAAATTAAATCACTAATACCAACACTAAAAGATGATGAAACCATATATTCAGTGATTATATTCTGTAAATCATCAATAAAATTCGAGGAAGACATATTACCAAAATCATTACAAATTCTCTGTAAAAGACCTTTGGATGCGCCACCTAACACGCTTTTATCCATTTGCCCACGATAATATGTTCCGTTTTTAATTTCAATGACATTATTTGATGTTTTCATATCGTCTTTGTCTTCATTAAAAGTTTTTGTTTTATATTTTAATGATAGTGGAGGCATTATTTGAGTTAATATATCAAAGTTACTTATTAAACCGCCTTTGTTTAATAATTCAAATTCATTAACACGGTTAAACATCATTAATAAATTCATCGCATTACGAGGTGTAAAATTTATATTTTCTCTTGTGAATTGATAACATCCAAGCATAGAATCTTGATAAATACCAATAATAGAAGAATTATTGGCTGGACTTATAATTTGATATGGAACAGCGGCTAAATTTTTTAATTCGGATTCAGATTCAACATCTTGAGGCATATGTAAATTCATTTCATCACCGTCAAAATCCGCATTATATGGTTTAGTATCTGCGACATTCATTCTAAAAGTGTCTCCTTGAGCCATGATTCTTGCTATATGACACATCATTGACATTCTATGTAATGTTGGTTGACGATTAAATAAAACCGCGTCTCCATTCATCATGTGTCTATGAACAATATCTCCATATTCAAGAACAATTGATTGTTTATCAACATATCTTAATGTAATAGATTCGCCATTTTTTTTTTCTAAAATTTTTGCTCCAGGATAAATATCAGGACCATTTAAAACTAATTTAGTTAAAAACGATTTATTTAATTTATTCACAACTTCGGGTTTTGTAATATTTTTTGCGATTTTCATAGGAATACCTAATTCACGAATTGAAATATTAGGGTCAGCAGTAATTACAGAACGAGCACTATAATCAACACGTTTTGCCATTAGGTTGCCTCTCATTCTCCCACCTTTTCCATTAAGTCTATCCTTTACAGATTTTAAGGGTCTACCTGACCTCTGAGCAACAGAAGCAACCCCTGGAATTTTATTATCGACTTGAGTCGCAACATAATATTGAAGAACACTTGTCCAATCCTCAATAATATTTGATGGGGCATTATTTTGAATTTTTTCTTGAAGTGTTTTATTTGTTTTTATGATATTTACAAGGATTTGACTTAAATCATCCTCACTTCTTTGTTGCGCGTCATGTTTAACAGATGGACGCACAGATGGAGGAGATACCGCCATTACTTGACATATCATCCAATCAGGACGAGACCAAATAGGACTAAATCCCATAAATGTAACATCCTCATCAGATATTCGTTTAAATATTTTTAAAACTAGTTCAGGTGACAATTTTATAGGTTCCGCAATATTTTCTCCTTCCATACCCTTAACAGATCTCCATTCCGCAATGATGGTGGCGAGACCTTCTTTTTTAATTTTAGTTGGTTGTAAACAACCACACCCATCTGATATATTTTCACCACATCGTTTGATTACACTTGCCAGCGAAAACACATATTTCCATCGTGCGTCTCCTGAAAGATTTAATGCTTGTTTGTATGAATCCTTATCTAATTTTAATTTACTACATTTGAAACATACACATCTTAATACTTTTAATATTGTACTTAAATACTGAATATAAAATACTGGTCTTGCTAATTCAATAGAACCAAAATAACCTGGTGTTTTCATATAATCTAAACCGTCTGTTGGACAAATTAAACCTGGTTCTAAAACTCCCATACGAGGATCAAATAAACCACCAATTACAGGTTTATTATTAATATATGTATCTCGAGAGGTTATTTCAGCTACAGACCCTTTTCGTATTTCATCAGGAGATAATATACTAAATTGAATAGCAATAATTTTTGAGCAATTGTTTCGCATATTTGTATTTATAGACATTCTCTTATAATATATTAATAATATTTAGATTGTTTGTAAATCAATTTTATTTTTATAGGTGTTGGTATTTAATTTATTATTTATATCTTTAAATATGATTTAAAAATATCTTAATTATAAGAGTATATATGCCACGCGAACAAATAAGTAAATATAATAAAAAAGATAATATTAAATCTTCTAAAAAAAAGGAAGATTTAATGCGTAAAATAAAGAAAAGTGTAAGCAGTGATAGTAGCAACAGTGATTCTAACAGTGAAAGTAATGATGATGACAGTTGCTCGACAAATCACGATATAGATAATGAGAAATTTAATGTACACGAATACCGTAATTTATTATGTGATTTGTTTCCATCGAAACATATGTCTAATAAAGTAAAATCCGGAAAGGAATTAAAAAAAAAAATAGAAGAAGATTTAAAAAATAAAGGGTCATCCAAAAACAAAGAGGTCACCAAAAATCGTGTACCTTATAAAAAAAATGTAGTTCTATCTTCATCATCATCTGAGGACGACACTGTTGAAGACGACGATTCCGAATCTGAATATGAAAATAAACATAAAAAGAAAGGAAAAGTTAATATTACATTTACTATTGGAAGTAATAGTAAATATAAAAATTGTGATAAGTATGAATCAGATTATGAAGATTGTTCATATAATGACTCGTCAAGTGAATGGAGCGACACAACAGAAGATGAAGATGAACCTATAGAACCTGAAGAAGAAATCAAAAAAAAGGAAGAAGAATCGACGGAAGAAGGAAAAAAGACGCCAATTGAAGAAAACGACGAAGAAATATTAATTAAATTAAAAGAAATATATGAACAAAATAAAAATAATAAAACAATTACAGAGTGTATTGAAACATGTGAAAAAAAAATAAAGGATAAAAAGTTAAAAATGGATAATTTAGAAATAAAATATAAGGAGAGAAACGGACGAATTTTTAACAGAATTATTAAAGATAAAAATTCATTAAATGATTCTAAATTTTTTAAATTATTAGATACTGAAAATCAAAAAAAAATAATTAAAGAAATAAGAGAAATAAATAAAATTTCACGCATTGAAAAGCCATATAGAATTACTTTATTAGAAACTGAAATGCCAGTTTTATTTAAAAGCATTGCTATGAAAAAAATTAATTTGTTGCGCTATATTGACCCAGGAAACACTGAATATTATAAATTAAAAAATTGGGTAGATACTTTTATGAGAATTCCATTTTCAACTTTTAATTCACTTCCTATTTCTATTATAGATGGAGTTGATAAATGCCACGACTTTATGGAAAACGCACAAAAAACATTAAATGATGCGGTTTATGGATTAAATGACGCAAAAATGCAGATTATGCAGATGCTAGGACAACTTATTACAAATCCAAAAGCTATTGGTTCTGCTATTGCGATACATGGACCACCTGGAACCGGTAAAACCAGTTTAATAAAAGAAGGGATAAGCAAGATTTTAAATAGACCATTTGCTTTTATTGCGCTTGGTGGTGCGACGGATAGTAGTTTTTTAGAAGGTCATTCTTACACTTATGAAGGTAGTACATGGGGTAAAATAATTCAAATATTGATTGATAGTAAATGTATGAATCCAGTCATTTATTTTGACGAATTAGATAAAATTAGCGAAACACCAAAAGGAGACGAAATTGCCGGAATATTAACACATCTAACAGATACATCTCAAAATAATCAATTTCACGATAAATATTTTTCTGAAGTAGATTTTGATTTGAGTAAATGTTTATTTATATTTAGTTATAATGACGAGACAAAGGTAAATCCCATATTAAGAGATAGAATGTATAAAATACAAACAAAAGGGTATGATAAAAAACAGAAAATGGTTATTACAAATAATTATTTATTACCCAAAATAAGAGACCAGATAAAATTTAATTCTGATGAAATTATTATTACGGATGAAGCAATTACTTATATTATTGAAAATAATTGTAATAATGAAGACGGTGTTCGAAATTTAAAAAGGTGTCTAGAAATTATTTATACAAAATTAAATTTGTATCGTTTAATGAAACCAGGTACAAATCTATTTGAACAAGATATGACGTTAAAAGTTGAGTTTCCTTTTAATGTTACTAAAAATGTCGTGGACAAATTAATTAAATTAAAAGATGAAAACCAATACATGAAGTATTTATATGTATAAAAATATAATATAAAAATATATTATAAACTATATTATAATGTCAGCCTTATCTAAAATACTTTTAAACTTAAAAAAAGGTATCGAAATGAATATTTCATTTTTAAATGAAATGATAAACATTAAAAATGAAGTATTGTGTATGTCAAGAGACACTGATATAAGTATAATTGAGGAACCATTGAATGATTTTAATAATAAATTTCAGTTTAAATGTATAAAAGAAGAAATTGATGTTTTAAAACAACAATTACAACAAATTAATCATAAATTAATTTTATCATGTGAGCATATATTTATAAACGATGAAATTGATATTGACCCTGAAAATAGCATTCGAATCCGTTATTGTATAAATTGTGAATATTGTCAAGATTTATAATATATTTAATATTCGCTATATGGAATATTATTTCCACCTCTTTCAATTAAATAATTATATTGATTTGTTGTAATACACGCACATCCATCAGAGTTAGAATAAGTTGAGGGACAACATTCAGGTTTAAATGGTGTATTGTTAAATATTAACATTTCTCCATCAGAAAGTGGTACATTTTGTTTTTCTCTATCCAATATATTTTTAACACCTTCACTTAAAGGGTGTCCTGGGTAAACAGCTAAATCAGGTTGAAACCAACTACTTGTGTTCACTTGACTGTAATCTCCTAATTTATATGTTGAGGGTTCATCACTATAAATATTAGAACTAAACCCCTCTTTTTTTGTATTTTTGTGTAACGGCTCTTTAATCGCATTATTCATCAATGCTAGTCCTTCTAATAATCCAACTCGAGAACATCCACATAAAGTATGTGTAACTATAATTAAATAAATAACCGCCGCTAAAATAATAAGTTCTATATTTAAATTTATCCCAAATATTGTAATTATCATATTATACATAAATCATAGATAATAAATTTTATTACAATTTTCTAAAATTAAATCAATTGAGGCGTTATAGTCGTACACTTCTACATTGGATATAGTAAATACACCTGTATTTGTCAACAAATGATATAACTTATCCTGTTTAAATGTTTCTTTTTTATCTAAAGTGTCATTATGAATAATCATACCTTCCTCAATACTATACATTAGAATAGAACTACCTATAATTGGCTCGTATGGTTCATTTCCTAAATAATACTCAAATTGTTTATATATGTCTTTACCATTTATCTCAACTAAACCATACACTATTTCACCATTTTCTAAAATATCGCCAATATTAATATCTTTTATTTGTTTTATATTACCATCTAATAATTTAATTTTAGTTTCAAAATGAAACCCCGAATCCAAATATTTATGAATATCAATGTCATCCATTTTGTAATTTGCGTCTTGAATAACATATATTTTAATAAAATCATTAATTATATTATGTATATCTGTATTATATAGGTCATCCCAATCTGAAAAAATAGTATTATTTATGAATATTTTTTTTATAGAAGTATTTAAACAATACAAATACTTTTTATTGTAATCATCAATTAATATAGCAGATGGGTGATTCATGACTTGTATCCAACCGCCATTATAGTATACAACATGAGAATCAGAAACAATAACTCCAAATAAATTATACATAGTAGCATTATTGTATGCTTTCATTTTAGAAGTAACCTCAACACCATATTTAAGTTTATCTCCAACATTAAGTTCGGATATTTTGGTAGTCGTTCCATCGTTCATTTCTATAAGTGTGTCTTCGTCAAAACACATTCGCGGTTTTGATGGTATTTTTGGTATAGAATTACTACGAATATGTAAAACAGATGACATAAAAATTACAATAATTGCCAAAGGTATTGAAATCGCAATAAATATTGCTGTCATTGAGGCAGCAATACCCCATGTAAATGGAAATATCCACATACTAAGAATAGTAACGGCTAGAGCAATTAAAATATTTATGATAAACTGAACAATAGTCCCTAATAATGATTTTAATGTAAAATATGTACCCAATGATGTAAATAAACCAGTAATTAATATTGCTTGTGTTTTTGCTACAATATCTTTAAATCCAATAATAATTTGTTGTAAAGGAACCACAATATTTAACAGTTTGGACATAATCTCTTTAACAATATTAGTAACATTATTTCGAATGTTATCAAACATGTTTCTTCCAGCTTGAATATCTCCTGATAAACTAACAAATAATGATTTTAAACTAGCAGTTAAAAATGTTAATGGTTGTAATGCGTAACCAGATATATTTTGTAATATGGTTTGTGTACAATAAGTAAAATTTTCTTGAGTATATTCACCTATAGATTTATTATTTGGTTTATTTATTAAGCCCGCGAAAGGTATTACTTTAGGATTACATCGTTGATTTTGCCAATCATCTTTAATAGGTTGAATTTGTAACATAACGATTGAATAGGAATATACAATAAAAACTATTATTGTTAAAACAATAAACATAATAACAGATGACCCATATTGGTCAAAATATGTTAGGTTTTCATATATTTTGTTTATTTTGTTTATTTTATTTTCTTGAATGTTTAAACTATCCATATATATATAGTATTTGGATATTAATCATTACATATTATAATTTACACCCTTAAAGATTTAATTTAATAATATAATCTTCCCAATCCCAAAATTCATGATTACCTATTTGAATTTTATGGTTATCCGTAATTAAACAACACAACCATGGTGAATTTATATTTGTGATAACAGCACCTACATAATTTTTTATTTCAATATATTTATTTTTTTCTTTATCAAAAATTAAATGACTTCCAGTAATAAGAATGTCTTCGTTGTCTGTCCCTTGTTTAATTAATTTATAAAGACATTCATATTCTGTATTGTTGCTATTATCAATTTTCATAACAGCATTTACTCTACTACCATTTTCTAATATGTCTCCTAAATTAATATCTTTTATATAACAGACAGACCCATTTTTTAATTTTATTTTTGTGTTTGGATGAAAACATTTACCTAGAGTTCGTACCATTTGACCAGGAGGTCCATTCCATGTACTGTTCATTGTTTTGGTACTTCCATCTAAAATATATAATAATGTTACCATAATTCCAATAATTTTAGATACTAAATCTTTAATTCCAATAATTATTTTTTGAAATTCAATTATTATATTTAAAAAAACCCCAAAAATACTTTGAATCGCAGAAGTAATAAAGTTTCGAGTTTGATTAAACATGTTTCTAACACTATTTATTTCTTGTGAAAAATTACCAGCCATATTTGTTAATGATGCGGTTGAAAATGTTAATGGTTGTAAAATATAACCCATATAATTTGTCTGCATAGTTTGAATACAATAAACGAAATCTTTTTGGATATTATCAGATAATGGCATATACATTGGATTACATCTATACTCAGGCCAATTATCTTTTATTTTTTTAATTGATGTGAAATAATACATCGCAATTATGTATACAACAAAACCTATATTTACATAAATAAAATTCAACCAATTTTTTCCTGTTGGCATTACTTATATTATTTGTTATAATATAATATAATATAAACTATTCTAAAATTAAAATTATTTTTTATGATATCTTCGAGATTTTTTATGATATCTTCGAGATTTTTTATTTTTCTTAGTTTTGCGTTTTCGGTTTTTATATCCAGCTACTTGTCCGACTTTTAAATCATAACTCGCATTACTTGCGTTTTGGGTTGATATAACTGCGAGCTTATTATTAATATCAACTGTATTTTGACCATTAGCACCAATATCTGAATATATTGGTAAAATTTGAGGATTAACAAATCCTCCTCCATAATATTTTTTTGACTTTTGTCTACCACCAACTATATTAGTTAAGTTAGTTAATTTAGAATTATTATTCATTTCATTCATTAATGCGGCGTTTCTTGGATTGGTACCGTCGAATCCCTTTATTGATGGCAACAATAAACCTTGAGGAACATTATTTACCATTTTAATATATATATTATAATATATATTAAATATAATTTTTTATTGATTATTTATAATGGATGATAAACAAAGAATTCAATTACAACAGTTAATAAAAACACATAATGTTGAGGACCAAACCGAATTAATACGCACTCTAAAACATAGTATTAATTTAAGGAATGATATTAATAACATGCTAATGATTAAACAAAAATATAATGATGATGATTTAAAAATTAATGAAGAATGTATCACTCAATGCTTTTTTTTATTTAATTATTATACTGATATTTATAATAAAATAAAAAAGGATGAAATCAATCTAGATATATTATTTAAGTTTTTGGATATATTAGAAAAAATCGAGAATGAACAACTTGACCAACATGAAGGCGCGTTTATGGTTGGTACAATATTAAAAGAATTATATATTGATAGTGCGTTGAAAAAAGCAGATAAAATAAATAAAGAGTATGATAATCAGAAACAAGATAATTATTGTGAACCATTAAAAATATCATGGAAACAATTTAAATATAACAACATTAAAAGTGTATAGATAAAGTATGACTTATATTAATATTAATGATATTTTCATATTAGATGTTAATTTTTGGAAAGACCTCCCAACTCAAAAATTTCAAAAAAACATACATAATTTAATAGAGGACATTTCAAAAAACGGTTTAAACCAACCTATTATTATTAGCAATATTGATAATAACATATATAAAATAATTGACGGTAATAAAAGGTTTTTTGCGTTTCAACAATTAAATAAAAATGAAATATCGTGTTGTATAATTAATATAAATGAAAAAAATAAACCGAAACATAAAAATAATAGAACAACAACTAAAAACAATAAAATAAAAACTAAAAATATAGAACCTACAAAGAATGATAGACAAAATGTAATGACCAATTATTATAAACAACAAATATTATGTGATCTATTTTCAAATAAGGGATAACATAATATGGCGATTAAAATATATTTTAAATATATATAATGACAGATATAATGACAGATATAAAATATCCAATTAGATATTTACCAAATAAATTAACAAAAAAAGATAAAATCAAACAATTTAAAATGTTAAATAAATCAAAAAAATTATATAAAAATCACATATATTATACACGCAAACCTGTTTCGTCTTATAAAAATAAAACATCAAAACATATTATAAATGCCCGTAAAATATATAATATACATAATATAAAACCCACAAAAGAGTTAGCATTAAAAACCGGATGTAAACTGTCTGCGTTAAACCAAATTGTTAAAAAAGGTGAAGGCGCATATTATTCGTCCGGTTCAAGACCTAATCAAACTCCACAATCATGGGGATTAGCTAGGTTAGCAAGTTCAATTACTTCTGGAAAAGCGGCGGCGGTTGATTATGATATAATTAAAAACGGATGTAATCATAAAAAAAAAACATTTATTTTAGCAAATAAATCAAGAAATAAATATAAATACGGACATTCCAAAACCCCCAAATCTTCTTTTAGATTATAATTTTTAATATGCCAGTTGAAATGTTAAAATGTATAAATAGATTTAAAGAATTTAGTATAATCAAAATTATATGAATAAAGATATAACTCAACAATATAAGATAACTTATACTGGTACAAAAATATTACAATATTTTAATATTTTTGATAAGAATCCAGAAATTGTTAAACCACAACCAGTCTCGCAACCAAACACACAGCCAACACGGAAAAATAAAGTATATCCGGAAATATCATCTGTTGTTCCAAATAGTTGGTTTTAATTATATTTTAGAAAATTAGTTTAAATACTTATTCGTGGAAAGTATAATGCTTACATTTATAATACCTACGATCGGTAGACAATCATTAGTTGCTACATTACAATGTCTTAAAAATCAAACAAATAATAATTGGAAAGCAATCGTTGTTTTTGATGGAATGACACCAAATATAACAGAATCTGACACAAGAATAAAAATAATACACACACCAAAAAGATTAGGTCAAGGACATAATAGTGCGGGTCTTGTTCGTAATTATGGTATTAAATTTGCCGATACAGAATGGGTCGCTTTTGTAGATGATGATGACGGTATATCATCAAATTATGTTGAATTATTTTTATTTGAATTGTTTTTTGAATCTGATGTAATTTTATTTAGAATGTCATTAGATGATAGAATATGTCCTAGTTTAGAAGAAACCAACTTTTATAAAAAAAATGTAGGTATAAGTTTTGCTTTAAAAAAAAGTATTTTTGACAAGGTTATATTTAATCCATCATGGGAAGAAGATTTTGAGTTTTTAGAAAAAATAAGAGAACAAAAATATAAAATAATCTTAAGCCCACGAGTAACATATATGGCTAATAGTTATAATAAAAATAACGAATCATACTTTGGAAAAAGAGGATTCATTAATTATTAAAGTATGCCCAACCAACCAATATTAAATAGTACAGTTATGACTATATATTTTATAACTAATAAAATATATGAGCATTCAAAATATTCAAGCAATCGCATTTTTCGACACTACAAACATTAAAGGAAGTGTTTTGTTTACAGAAGATATTGTAAATAAAACCGTCATAATCGATATTAATTTGAAGGGTTTATCTAAAAATGGATTACACGGGTTTCATGTGCACGAATCAGGAGATTTATCAGATAAATGTGAAAGTATGTGTGCTCACTTTAATCCATATAATAAAACACACGGTTGTCCTGGTATGAAAAATAGACATGCTGGAGATTTAGGAAATTTAAAAACTGATTCTAATGGTTGTGCGAAATATATTATTGTCGACAATATTATTAAATTAAGAGGAAATAAAGCAAATATAATTGGTCGTGGATTAATAATACATGCTGATCCGGATGATTGTGGGTCTGGTAATAATAAGGCCAGTTTAATAACTGGTAATTCTGGAAAAAGAATTGCCTGTGCTATTATTGGATATTCAAAAAGTAATTTTATATAAATAAGCATAAACATAAAATATTACATTAATATTATGTCTAAAAAATATAGCACATATGTTTCACTTGTTATTGTGGAAAGTCCTTCAAAATGTAAAAAAATAGAGGAATATTTAGGTCCTGGCTATAAATGCGTCGCGAGTTTTGGTCATTTGAGAGAATTAAAATCGCTTGAAAACATCGACATTAATAATGATTTTAAATTAACTTATGAAATTATAAATACATCCATAAAAAAAAAACAAATAAATTTATTAAGGTCTGAAATCAATATAGCATATGAAGTTATAATTGCGACAGATAATGATAGAGAAGGAGAAGCAATTGGATGGCATATTTGTCAACTATTTAATTTAGATATCATCAAAACAAAACGAATTATATTTCATGAAATAACAGAACAAGCAATACAATATGCTATACAAAATCCAACTACTTTAAATATAAATATTATTAATTCTCAACAGGCAAGACAAACATTAGATTTATTGGTAGGGTTTAAAATCACACCTCTTCTTTGGAAATTTATCACAAGTAAATCTAATAATAGTTTAAGTGCTGGTCGTTGTCAAACACCCGCATTAAAAATAGTATATGATAATTATAAAGAAATAATAAATAACCCTGGTAAACAGGTATATAATACAACCGGTTATTTTACTAGTTTATGTGTTCCTTTTGAATTAAATAAACAATTTGAATCAAATGATGATGTTATTGGATTTTTAGATGGTTCAAAACATTTTAAACATACTTTTAGTTGCGAACTACCACCAAAACAATTATTCAAAACACCTCCAGAACCATTTATTACATCTAAATTACAACAAGCAGCAAGTTCGGTATTAAACATTTCACCTAAAGAAACCATGAAAATATGTCAATGTTTATATGAAGCAGGTCATATAACTTATATGAGGACAGATAGTAAAAAATATAGTCTTTATTTTATAGAAAAAATGACGAGTTATATTTTACAAAATTATGAACAAAAATATATTAATATAAATATTAACTCTTTATTGAATGATATTGTCGACATATCTACCGGTAAATCAAAAAATAATATAAAAGAAGCACATGAAGCGATTAGACCTACCAATATATGTCTACAAGAAATTCCTGATACTTATAATTCAAAAGAAAAAAAAATGTATAAACTTATTTGGGAGAATTCATTGGAAAGTTGTATGTCTAGTGCGGTGGTTCTGTCCTTAAATTCAAATATAAATGCCAATAATAATTTAAATTATAATTATAAATGTGAAACTATAGTATTTCCTGGATGGTTAGTAGTTAAAAAAAAATATAAAATAGAAAATCCAATTTATAATTATTTAATAAAATTAAAACAAAATCAAATTATAACTTATAAAAAAATAACATCTAATATAACGTTAATAAACACAAAATATCATTATTCAGAGGCAGCTCTAGTCCAAACACTTGAAGAAAAAGGAATCGGAAGACCATCTACTTTTTCTATGTTAATTGATAAAATACAAGAAAGAGGTTATGTTACCAAAGAAGATATAACAGGTACTCAAATTATATGTAAAGATTACGAATTAGAAAATGAACGCATTTCAGAACTAAGCACAATTAAAGAATTTGGTAATGAAAAAAATAAACTAGTAATTCAACCAATGGGAGTTGTAGTAATAAATTTTTTAGAAACACATTTTAATCATTTATTTAATTACAATTATACAAAAGAAATGGAAGATGACTTAGATAAAATCGCATTAGGGGATAAGTTTTCTGCAGAAATATGTAAAAAATGTAATGATGAAATAAATTATTTAATACACAACTTATCAGGTTATAAAAAGCAAGAATATAAAATTGACGAAACACATACTTATATGATAGGACAACACGGACCAGTAATTAAATATATGGATAATACAAACGGAAATAAACTTTTATCTTTCAAACCTATTAATCCTGATATAGATTTAAATAAAATAGGAAATGGGGAATATTCACTTGATGAAATTGTCGACAATAGTGTAACCAAAATATTTAAATCTAATAATTTGGGTAAATATGAAGGTAAAGATATTATTATTAAAAACGGAAAGTTTGGATTATATCTTTTATTTGGAGACCAAAACATATCTTTAAAGAGTTTAGGAAATAGACCACCTGAAAACATAAAAATGAGTGATATATCGCATTTATTACACGGTGAAAATACTAACCCAGATATTATTCGAAAAGTATCTGAAAATGTAAGTATTCGAAAAGGTAAAAATGGTAAAGATAATTATATACTATTTAAAACAGATAAAATGAAAAAACCGTCATTTTTATCAATAAAAGATTTTGGTGAAAATGTTGTAGATTGTGAATTACAAGATTTACAATCATGGATTAAATGTAAATATAATATATTTTAATTCCACATATTATTTTCTGGATTGTAATTTTTGTATTTTTTCTGTTGCTGAGAATTATATAAAGTAAACTCTAACATGAACGAATAGTCATTATTACTAAAATTTACAAGTTGTCCATTATGATATCTTAATTTTAATTTAATTTTTCGTATTCTTTCCGCAGGAGGATTATAAATCATATACGGTCTACTATTATCATCAAACCATTGAGATAATGGTGTAGTTGGAATCGCTATTTTTGCGAATGCCGAATTAACTCGTGAACTAGGTAAATTTTGTATTTCACAACTAGGATCATTTACAAAACTATTTTTTATAATTAATGGATTCGAACTGTTATTTATGAATGGATTTGTTTCATCAATATTATTTAATCCGTTAATTTCGAGATATAAATAAGATTGACCCATTAAATTTATTTTGAACGGGGGAACAACATAATATGATTGTGAGTTTATAAGAGTTGGGTTTAACCAACACCCATTATCTCCTGGAAAAACATCACCATAATAAAATCTTGGTGGGTATCCGTCGGGAGAAGAAATACTATTTGAATCATCTCTTGTAAGCCCCAAATAAAAAGGTAATCCCCAATTAGTAAAATCGGGTAGTTGATTTCGTGCACAATTAATAGGGGTTAATATCGCATTTTCAGAAATAACACCTGAATTTATTAAAGTAAACTGTGAATTTTTATTTCCAAACCATATTTTCTGTCCAACCGAATTATATACAATTACAAAGTCGGTATACCCTTCTGCATTAAATTTATCTATTGAAGATTGAGTAATATTATTATTCGGATTATTAAAAAATGATTTAATAAATAGTGTTACCACATTATTAAATTTATTGGTAAGTTCAGTTGCCATTTGTATTGGGTTATAGAACCCTTCTTCAATAATAATTGAATAATTAATCTCTATATTTGAATAAAGTGCCTGAAATATATCAATTTGGTATTCATTATATTCATCATATTCAATTGGGTCATATGGATTATTTATTTGAAATAACATGACTAAGTTTTGGTTATATTCTGAAAAGGTACTATAATTTGCTGGAAATGTCCATGATTCAAGACGAATAGATAATACATTTAAATAATCTTGAGGCAACTCAATCTCAAACTCTGATGAATTTGGATATTTTTTTATATCTCTATCTTCAGAATGTATAGATACATATTTTTTTAAAACCATATATTCTTGTGAATTTGGAATTAAGGGATGGTTTGTTGACACATTAAATTTACTCATAATATTATTATACAATATATTATTTCTAATACTTAATAATAATATAATGTCGGAATTTAACATAACAACTAATTTTAGCGGAAGACAACCTTTAAAAAGCACCTATATTAAACAATTTTATCCAAATATAAATGGATTAGTAACATGGATATTTAAAACAATTAATAGTATTCAATTTATTACACCCGCAAATAGCACAAATGATGTATTGATTCAAACAAATTTAATTGTAAATGGAACTATCACTAATCCATCAGACATTAAATTAAAATCAAACATTGAAAATATACCTGAAGAAATAGCAGATAATATTTTAAAATTAGTACCCAAAACATATACATATAAATATGATAAATTAAACATTGAACATTACGGTTTAATTGCTCAAGATCTCGAACTTGTTTTTCCAAAATTAGTATCTAATTTGGGAGAAGATATGACCCATGATAATACTTTAAAAGTTGTAAATTATCTAGAATTAATACCATTATTAATTGTTAAAATCAAAAACATGCAGAAACAAATAGATGAACTAAACAGAAAAATTTAATATTTATATTTTATATAATGTCAACATTTCAAGAACAAACATTTAAAACAATATATACGACATTTATTTATTGTAGTATATTTTTATTTATTTTATCATTTTTTATGAGTGATAACACAAAAACAAGTATTAATATTGCTAGTTATTCAATATTAGCAAGTGCTATTATATTGGTGTCATGTGTTATATTAAGTAAAATTTCGGTAAATTATCCAAATGTGTCTACAATTAAATATATGATGTTATTATTTAATAACTGTGGGCCATATTTATTGATGTTATCTATTATAAGTTATACCTTATTTTTACTAATAAATTATAAATCGCAAATATCAAATGGACATGTTTCTGATGGATATTATACATTCTCAAATATATCTACTATTTTATTATTACTTCAATTATATATTATTTTAAATAGCATGAATGAAAAAGAAGGCATTACAAAAATACAAACTTCAACAGTCTACTTTATAGGTGTTATAAACTTAATATGTCTTATAACATTATATATAATATTAAACAATTTTAATACAGACGGGTTTACAAGTTATTTATAGTTTTATAAATTTATAAGTTAAACCGTAATTATAATCTGTTTCCCAAATTCCGGATATTTTTAATATAATTGTGTATACTTCATTTAATTTGGCACTATGTGTATTGTATGATTTATAATTATTAAATATTTTTATTCCTCCATTAATAATCTGTGAATAAATTTTGTAAAGCGGTTTTTTATTTGTTATATAATATTTTTGTAATAGTTGTAACTCAATTTGTTTTATTTTGTCTACCGTTTTGTTGTTACTATTTATATTAAAAGAACATTTATATTTATTGTAATGTTTTTCAATAATAATATCATTCGATGGTATATATAAATATATACCGTTTAAAATAAACTCATGGGTTGAATACAATATTCTAATAAAGTTACTATCATCAATAATATTATTAATAATAGGTTCACAAAAAAAAATATTATTATTATTATATTGTTCTAAATTTTTTACAATAAGCATTAGTATATAAATTATTATTATGTTTAAGTTTTTTATTAAATTTAAAAAATAGTGAGTTTATATAATAAATTAAAGAATGTTTAAATAAATATATAATGAAATTTTATGAGACACATTTCGAAGAATATATATTATCTGCACAAAAAGAAAACTTACATCCAAAATTAAATAAAATATATAATAAATTTCCACAAAAACTACAAAATCTAAAGAACTTATTATTTTATGGACCACCAGGGGTTGGTAAGTATACCCAAATGCTCAAATCTATTAAAAAATATAGTCCGTCTGAATTAAAATATGACAAAAAAATAAGCGTTACATTTAATAAACAGCCATATTTTTTTAAAATAAGTGATATACATTATGAAATTGATATGTCATTATTGGGATGTAATTCAAAACTAATTTGGCACGAAATATTTCAACAACTTGTAGATATTATATCTGCGAAGACAGACAAAGTCGGGATTATTGTTTGTAAAAACTTTCATGAAATTAATAGTGAATTGCTTGATAATTTTTATAGCTATATGCAACAAAATAATATTTGTTCCATTAATTTAAAATATATTTTAATTACAGAACAAGTTAGTTTTATTCCTGATAACATTTTAAATTGTTGTGAAATTATACCTATCCCAAGACCAACCAAAACAATATATAATAAATGCTTACAAAATAATCTTCCAACTGATATTAAATTGGAAAATATCACAAATATTAAAAATTTACACATTTATAACGACGAAATAATGCTACAATATAAAATTATTTGTAATAAAATTATACATGTTATGGTAAATATAACCGAATTGAAATTTCTAAAATTTCGTGATCTACTATATGACATATTTATTTATAATTTAGATATAATAGAATGTGTTTGGTACATTCTTAGCATATTAATTCGTGAACAAAAAATCCATGATAAAGATTTATCACATATCTTAATCAAAACATATACATTTTTTAAATATTACAATAATAATTATAGACCAATTTATCATTTAGAAAATTATTTATTTTATTTAATAAATGTTATTCATAATTTTAACACTTAAAAATTAAATTTGGTTGAATAATAAATGGATGTTCGAAAGGCATTAAGAATATTAGATTTTGATTGTGACATTACAAATATTACAAGCGAACAATTGAAAAAACGATATTATAAATTAGCATTAAAGAATCATCCAGATAAAAATGGGAATACACACAATTTTCAGGAAATTAATGAAGCCTACAACTTTTTAAACAATAACATATTAAATATTAATGATGAACCATCTCAAAATGACAATACATACACATATATATTACAATTATTTGTAAATGGGATTTTAAGAGGCAAATATAACGATATTATTTTAAAAATAATTAATGAAATCATTAATGGATGTAAACATATATCCTTAAAAGTATTTGAGGATTTAGATAAACAAACATCTATAGATGTATATAGTTTTATATCAAAATATAAAAATATATTTCATATCAATCAAGAAACATTAGACATTGTACGAAATATTGTATTAGAAAAATGTAAAGAAGACCAACTATTCATTTTAAATCCATCTATCGATGATTTATTTGAAAATAATTTTTATAAATTATATGTAAATAACTTATTATATTTAGTTCCATTATGGCACAATGAATTATACTTTGATTCTGAAACAAGCGATATTATTGTTAAATGTATTCCTGACTTACCAGAAAATGTAGCTATCGACGAAGATAATAACCTCATCGTTAATTTATATATTCCCTTTTCAATATCCATTTTAGATGAAGTCTATTTTGAGTTTTATTTAGGAAAACAATTATTTAATATTCCTATAAGTGAATTAAAACTTAAGGTTATTCAAACATACATTTTAAAGGATAAAGGCATCACTAAAATAAAAGAAAATGATATAACCGATTTAGACATGTATGATATCAGCAATAAAAGTGATATTATTATAAAAATTCATTTTATAAATAAATAAGTATTTAAATATATTCTCACACATATAATATTCTTAAATCATCCGCAAAACAACATTCTAAATATAAATGATTAATTTCTGATATTTTATTTATATTTTTTCTTATATATTCAGCAAACTCTACTTCAGGAGATTTTATAAGCCGATAATTAAAACCTTTTAAATATTTACATTTAATAGCAAACAACCCTAATACACAATCATTAAATTCATATTTTTTTGTACAAACATTAAAAAATTTAACAAAAGCATCATCACTACCGGTTTTAACTAAATTTATAAAATTTAAATTTAACAACTTGTATCGTCCAGTTAATTTTATAATAATGTCATCATCATGAATTTTATACCTATTTATTACTTCTTTTATATCTAATAATTCAATCAATGCTTTATATTCAACAGTCCTGATATAATTAAATGGAATATTATTATTATTCGTATAAATAACATCACACTCAAAATCATCTAAAAATGTTTGTCTTAAACCATTATTTTCAACAATAATTGGTTTAATTGATAAATCATTTTCTACTAATTTTAATATTTGTCTTATACTATCAGTATATCTATTTTGACGATGAATATCATCTTTAATACCAAATTTATTAATTAAACATGTGGTAATTATAATATAAATCATATAATATGATTTATATTATTTTATAAACAATTAAACTAACTATACCTAATATTATACAACACTATCTACATCACTATATATCTATGAGATGTTTATGTTTTTTTCTTGACGACTTTTTTTTTAGGAGGTTCTACAGTATTGGGTGTTTCTTGTATAACAAGTGGTTCTGTAACTGTGAGTTTCATTTCTGGAGTATCATTTATTTGGGTGGGGTGTGTATCTACATCGTTATCCTCATCATCACTATCTTCTACTAAAACGCTTGATATAGTATCATTCTGTTCTTCTTCTATTTTAGCTTGTGATGCCTTTAATTTTTCTTTATCAGAAGATTTTAATTTAATATAACATTGTCCAGTTAATGTCGGTTTAGGTTTTTGGACTACTGCTTGTATGAGTTTCCAACTTATACTAAACTTTCCATTAACAAACCATATGCCACCAAATTGTATTAAAACAGCAATGTTTGTTCCCTTTTTTAAATAATCCAAAGGAGTTACATTTGGATTTGATGACGATGGAAATAACTTTTCGCCTTCTTCATCATATATTTCACATTTCCAAATACCATCCCATAATGGAATTTTAATTTTTAACGCTGGTTGCTTATTATAATCTGGTTCACGAGACCCTTTTAAATTTGGATATTTTAACATTGGTGAAAATAATTCATCAATTATATCAGAACTTTTATGGACTTTACCAAACCATTCTTTAGAATAAACAAGCGCATCTGCTTTTACTTTATCTTGAAATGCCTGCATGTTATTTAAAAATAAGTCTGTCTCTTCCGACTTATATTCCTCACTTGGAAATTGTAAAGACATCTCAAATTTACCATTTCCAAGACCGGTTTTTTCATCAACATAATCAGATGCTCCCCATGTTAACATTAGAGGTGTTGATAATCTCAATCCAGTTTTGGTTAGTTTATTTAAGATATTTACACTTTTACCACCTTGTGGGTTTGACTTGGGGGAAGTATACATAATATTTTTTGTATTAAATTGTGTTCCATCAATTATTGTGTCTGCCATTTTATTATGTTTTATATTATAGGGTTGTCTTTATATTGATAATATTAATATATATATATATTAATATCTCGTATCATATATCATAATAAAATAATATAATTATTATTATAAATTAAAAACAATATATCCCTATTTATATAATGCGTAATAACAAAAATACAAATAAAATTATTATAAATGAATATAATAGACATCTTACTTTAAAATGTGCAGAAACAATCGTAATTAATAATCCATTGCCTAAAATAACGGATGATGAAATGTATAATTTAACATTTGATAATTATAAGATTATAATTAAATATAATTATAATTGCGAACAATTAAAAATAATCGCAAAGCTGAATAAATTAAAGATATCTGGAAACAAAAAACAACTAATTAACCGAATATACAGTTTTTTTTATTTATCTTATTTAATTGTTAAAATCCAGAAATGTTTTAGGGGTAAACTGGTTCGAATATGTAACAAATTAAGAGGACCTGCTTTTATGAATAGGGAATTGTGTACTAACAAAATAGATTTTTTAAGCATGGATGAAATAAACACAATTGAATATTCTCACTTTTTTAGTTATAAAGATGAAGATAATTTTACATATGGTTTTGATATTGTCTCTCTCTATAATTTAATTTGTAAATCAGATAGACGCATAAAAAACCCATATAATAGAAATGATATTCCAAATATAGTAGTATCAAACCTACAACAATTATTAAAAATTCATAGTATTTTAAAAACCAAAATTAATGTCGAACTATCACCTATTATTCCATTTATTAAAAATATTAAACACACAGTTATTGAATTGTTTCAAAATATAGATAGTTTAGGACATTATAGCGACCCAAATTGGTTTTTAAATTTATCTAGAATTAAACTGGTTGAATTTATAATACATTTAACAAATATTTGGGATTATCGAGCACAAATACCTCAAGAAACCAAAAATAACATTTGTCCACCAAATGGAGATATATTTAGGAATATTAATATATCTATAATTCATACCGAAAGTAATATTGATATTGTACGAAAAGTAATTGTTGATATTCTTTGTAATTTAGTAAATAATGGAATTAATAATGATAATAAATCTTTTGGGTGTTACTATGTTTTAGGAGCGTTAACAATGGTCAATGAATATGCCGCTTTATCACTTCCATGGTTATATCAAGCATTTCGTTTATTTAATTAAATTATATATTTTGTATCATTTAACATATAAAATATATAATATTTGCGTTAAAACACTTAAAAAGTAATTATTTAGATATAGTATAATAAGATGCCAAGAGTAAATAATAAATCATCCAAATCAGTTGAACAAGTTGTATCATCACAACCTGAAGTTACTTCTATAAAATTAGAAGTTGTTAATGAACCAGAACCTTTAGTATTAACTGAAAAATCAACCAAACCCAAAAAAACAAGAGCACCAAAAAGTGTTGAAGTTGCTTCTGTTAAACAAGAACCAGTTGTTGAACAACAACCCGAACCTGTTGTTGTTAAAGAAACTGTATCACTTGAAGAACCAGTTTCTGATCCAGAAGTAGATATCCCTGTAGCAGAACAATCCGTTGAATTTCTTGCTAAACTACAACAATTAGGAGTGTTGGTTTCTTCTATTAAGGCTGATTGGAGAATTATTGAAAAAAAATGGGTTCGGGAATTAAAGGTTGCGCTTAAACAAAGTTCAAAGAGAAAGAGAAAGTCTGTTAATCGCGCTCCTTCTGGATTTGTAAAACCTACTAGAATTAGTGATGAACTTGCTTCATTTTTAGAAAAACCTTCCGGTTCAGAAATGGCCAGAACAGAAGTCACCAGAGATATTAATAAATATATCCGAACAAATAATCTCCAGGATAAGGAAAACGGTCGTAAAATTATTCCTGATTCAAAACTAGCAACTCTTCTTAAATTAAACGAGACGGATGAACTAACATATTTTAATCTTCAACGATACATGAGTCCTCATTTTGCTAAGGCTACAAAGGAAGTTGCCGTATCCCAGGAACTATAAATAGTTAGACAATTAGATAGATAAATTATAAACTTTATAAAAATTTCATAATTAAAAATAATAATAAAAATTATTATTTTTAGAATTGGATATATTGAAATACTTAATTGTAACCTCAATTAAAGGAGACTATTCAAACCCATTAACACTATCATCATCGTGATAATAATTTAAATATTCTAATTCTAATATGTCTTTTTGTAGATGTCTCTGGTAATTTAAAACATCCGTCATGTTTATTAATTGTTCCTCTTTTGTAAATTGATAATTAGTATTTAAAATATATCTTATTACAAATGTATAATCTAAATGTTGAGTTTTTAAAATGTCTAATAAATTAAACGAATATATATTTTTTTTTAAAGTTTCTCTATCATACTTGTTTTTATATAAATCCAACATATTTATTAATAATATATTATTCTATATTATTTGAAAACTTATATTTATAAATAATAAATTATCTCATCACATGATCAATAACTCATTATTATTTATTTAATCAATAATAATGAGATACCAACGAGAACACTAATAAATAAAATATTATTATATTGTTTTTTTAAAATGCTTATTAAGAGCATTATAACTATCTAAATTATTTGATTTACATATTGTGTGTGTGTCTTTATTATAACTATCTATACTGCAACCAAATGATTTGGTGCAGACTTCTAAACAATCACTCATTTTTTTCACCCATCTTATATGTATTTCATTTATAATTATGTTATCATCAGTTTTGATATATAATATTTTATTATTTTCCATTATAAATCTATAATATTTTATAGATTTATATTGTTTTTGTACCATTTTAATAAATCAATAATAATGAGATAACGCCGACACAAATATAATTAATTCTTTTAATTATTATTTCTTTTAATAAATCAATAATAATGAGATAACGCCGACACAAATATAATTAATTCTTTTAATTATTATTTCTTTTAATAAATCAATAATAATGAGATATCGTCGACACAAATATAATTAATTCTTTTAATTATTATTTCTTTTAATAAACCAATAATAATGAGATAACGTCGACACAAATATAATTAATTCTTTTAATTATTATTTCTTTTAATAAATCAATAATAATGAGATAACGTCGACACAAATATAATTAATTCTTTTAATTATTATTTCTTTTAATAAACCAATAATAATGAGATAACGTCGACAAAACTGAGAATAAACTATTATTATTTATCCAAGTTCGCAAATACTCATTCTCATGTTTGTCAGCAAGTATTCATTCCCTTTTTTTTTTAAATTTAATTTATTTAAAAATGTTTCTGCATGTGTTATATCTTTAATTAACGATTTATTTTTATAATTATTTTGAATAAATTCACAAAAATGTTTTTGGTTCTGCATTGTTTTTTTGAATTGTAATAATGAAGAATTATATATATCACACCATTCTAAAAAACCCTGAAAGTTATTAATTAATATTAATTTAATAATATAATAAGATAATATACTTGTTCTTTCCTTATATAAAGTATTTATCTCCTGTTTTTTCGAATATAAATCAACATATCTAAGCCCCATAAAATTCAATGTTTTAACCATTTGAAAAAAACTATGGGTTCTTTCCAAATTTATAAAAAACTCAACATTTAATAAAAAAGAATCAAAATTATCTTTATTTTTAATAATAAAAAAACTACAAAAAAGTGAATTAATTATTTCAGCCCAAAATTCTACATAAGCTTCAAATAAATTTACTTCAGATGAAACCTTAAATATACTTAATATTAATTTATTACATTCGTTATTATTCATGTCTGAGAAATCCAATCCAAAACTGTGAAATGTTTCATGTAATAATACTTTAAACCATTCTTCATTTCTAAAAATGACAATTTCGGTATTATACCGACATGAACTGGTGAATGCGGTATTTACATTATTGCTATTTAAAATATCCGTGTGGTTGTTTGGAAGTGTTTTAATTAACGAGGTTAAATATAAGTATATTGTAACTACTCTGGAACATTTATGGGAAGAATATTTATTTAAAATATAAAGCCACATTATAATCGTGTCAACATAATTATTATATATATCTAAATTTATAGCTAGAATGTTGTTTTCTACTATAAATTTAATTATTACATTTCTATTATAAATAGAAAAGGTATAACATATTTCAGTTAAGGATTCATTATCAATATGTTTTCTTATTTTGTCTGGAACACTATTTATGTCGAATGATTTAGGTCTTGGAATATTAGAAATACAATTTATTTTATTAACTTGAATATTATATATTTTGTTTTGCCCCTTTATAAAATTATACGAATTAATGATATCATCATATAAAACCCTTATTATTTTTTTTGTATTTTTGGTTAATTTAGAATGATTTAAAAAATCATTCTTTATAAAAAAGGATATTAACGATCTACTATTTTTTGTAAGGTTCATATATATTTTAACTACATTTATTTTTATTTATTTAGTTTTTGAATATAATTACACATTTTTAAGTTTGTCACGAACCAACATTAAATTATCCGATACTTCCGGTTCCTTACTATCTTTATATTGTACCAACATGGCATTTTGTGTATTTATCAACATTTCTTTTAAATCTTCATTTTGTGTAAACTTTGATAATAACGCATCATATATCTCTTTATTTTTGCGTGTTTCATTATAATCATTATCCATAATCACATTCTTTGGTCTAATTAAGTCTTTTTTAAGTTTTCCACTTTTACTTCCGGCAGCTTTTGCCATCTCTGAATTTTTAGATAATTCTGTGTTCGACTCCATTGTAAATGTATTATAAAAATCACGATTTGAGTTTTTAAATTTAGATGCCTGGTAATAATGCTCAACACTCGCCCATTGATGATTATCTAATGTAAACGGCTGAATCCACATATTTGATAATTTCTTACGCCATTGTGGAATAATTGCCAAACTAGAAAAACTTTTAATAAGACCTTGAGGGATTTTTTCACCATTTCCTTTTCCAGGCAATGGTTTATCCGCTGATTTATTATAAAATGAAAATACAATATTATCATCATAAAGTTTTAACAATCGAACTTGAGATAATTCTACATATGGTGATGGTTCTTTGACTATTTTTTCTGGTTTTATATCTATTTTTGTGAGAGAATCCTTAAATTGCTGGAATTCGGGTATTAAAGAAAACAACCCTGCGTTTTTTTCTATACATCTATTAACAATCATCTTTTTAATGTCATACGGTATTTCATTAAATTTAAAAATCATTTTTTTCTTATACGCGATTAACCTATAATGATTTCCGGTATATTCAATTATTATGTAAAATTCAGGATTAAAATCACCTTTTTTTTCTATATCATCATTAATTTGACCACATTGTAAGACATTTTTCAAATCTGATTCTTTGAATGATTCACTAGATAAAATAATTATTTTAATATTTAATAATTTTTCTAATGTAGATATTGTCCATGTTTCTGCCCAAAAATCGCATAATTTCATAACCTGTTTTAATTTGTCGAGGGTATTTATACCTTTCATAAAATGAAATTCAGATAACAATTCTTTAGACACTTTTTTTTCCTTTACTAATCTATCGTGTTTTTCTTTTATTTGGTTTGCTTCATTTACAAGTTTGATTTTTTCGGCTCTATCCAACATATTTTTTAATTGCTCTCTTATAGCCAAATATTGTGTTTCAAGTTCCTTTATTTGTTTACTATCATTAATAATCGAATTTACAATATTATCGTATTGTTCTCTATAACCATTAAATAATTGTTGGTCAGCCGCATTAGATATTTTAGTTCGAAGTTTATGTACCGTTGTTTGCTGCGCAATACTTGAATAAGCATCTCTTAATGTAGCAAAAAAACAATCACCACCGCCTTCATTTTCATGTATTGCGTAATATTTATTTTTCATAAATTTAATTATCCAACTATCGTTTGGGTCTTCTTTATATTTTTCTCTAATATCTTTTGCTTGTTCCTTTGTCTCCTCAGTTAACAATGGAGGTATAGGAACACCTGTTGTTAAAACAAATATATCCTTTCTGTCATCTGGAATTACATATGGTTCTTCCTTTTCTGCTTCCTTTTCTGCTTCCTTTTCTGCTTCTTTTTCTGATTCCTTTTCTTCTTCCTCTTCGAATTCTTCCTCTGATTCGTCTTTTTCTGCATGAATACTTGGTTTTAATCCTAATTTTTGAAGCATACTTTTTGATACAAATTTATAAATTAATGGGTCGTTTAATTTGTCAACGTCCAACACATTGTTTTCATCCAAATAACCAATATATCTTTCTGCTAAAATTTCATAAACACCAATTTGAATAACCTTATTATTATACTTAACTAAATAAATTGGATAATATATAATATTTTTAGATTCATATGTTCGTTTTGCGTTTCCAATCGCAATGATTACATTTACATCTTCAATCTCAACTTCATATAGATTTGCCTCTAGTTTTAAATCATCATTTAGAACCTTTTTTAATTCTGGATAGTCGACACCACTTGTTATTTTTGATTGAACCATATAATTTAATTTATTATTTTAATTTTAGTATTTGACCAATATATGTATTTTAACCCCAAAATATACCTAACGAGTTTTTGTTAGGTATATTTAATAGTTTATGGTATTACAACCTTTATAAAAAATAATTAAAAAATACAATGAATTAAAGTTCTAATATATCCATATATTTGAATATAGATTTGTTAGATAAACTAGAATATGTTTTGGATTTACTCTTTGCCAAATGTTCCATACTTTTAATCAAAGTCATGCCTTCTATTTGTATATCTACTGTATTATCAATCAAATCTTTTTTAAATAATAATGCGATGTTTTCTGTCAACTCATCAACTTCATTTTTTTTATTTTCGATTTTAATAAACATAAACACCTGTTTTAACAAGTTTACCAATAAACCTATTAATTTATCCTTGCTTATTATTTTATTATACATTAAATTAAGAAAAAAAGCACTTAATGAGCGTCTTCGTTCATTATCCTTGTTATTTTTACAAAATTTATCATAGTCAACACCAGGGTCAACATAATCAATGTTATCAAATAGTTCCATAAATGAATTTAAACTATTTTCAAAAATCTGATTCATGACATCATAATTAGTAATTAAATCAGAATATAAATCCGCATATAATTTAGAATAAAACCTATTGTTTGACGCAATCTCAAATAAACTTGAACAAATACGCATCATGTTTTCATTTGAAATGTGATTTTTAACCAACTCGTCAAATATCTCAATTATTTTATTACGATAATCTATATAATTCTTATCCGATATCTTATTTAGGTGTGACCGGATTAGATCTATTTGAAGTTCTAATCCCTGTTTTTGTTCAATTTTAGTAGCTTGAAATGTATTATTCCTCACAGAACCCCAATTATCTAAAGATTTGTTTTCCTTTTTAGTGTTGATAGGGTTATCTAGGACTCTTTTTTTAAAAATAGGAGTTTTAATATAACTAGGCGACCCTACAAGTGACGCTAATTCTGAAATAAACGCAAGTGTTTTATCCGGTATATTAAAATCAAACCCTTCAAATTTAATATTTTCAAAATCATTAAGGGTATATTTTACAATTGTTAATGACATATTTAGTATACATTTAAAGCTTTCATTTATACCATTTTTTTAATATAATACTTATAAATGTGCTTAAAAACTATATAATCATTAAATATAATTATGAATTTTAACAACAATAATAATGAAAAAAACAATACTTCAGAAACCATCGATAATGAAATAGATGAATGTAACTATGATCCGTTGTTATACAACATTACAAATTGGGATGAATTAGATATAGATAATGATATATTAAGAGGTATTTACGCTTATGGGTTTGAAAAACCAAGTCCGATTCAATGTAAAGCTATTAAACCTATAATAGTTGGTAAAGATATTATTGCGCAAGCGCAATCTGGAACTGGTAAAACAGCAGCATTTACTATTGGTGCATTATCTATAATAAATTTAGCAGACAACTTTACACAAGTATTAATATTATCACCAACAAGAGAACTATGTAGCCAAACTGCGTCTGTTATAAATAATATAGGCGGAATGATGTCAGGATTAAGAGTATTCACTTTATTCGGAGGAACATATATTGAAGAAACCACAGATAAAAATGTACCACATATAATTTGTGGTTGTCCTGGTAAAGTATATGATATGATGCGTCGTGGCAAAATTACCAGTTATGATATTAAACTACTTATTTTGGATGAAGCAGATGAAATGTTATCTGAAGGGTTTAAAGAACAAATATATAATATTTTCCAATATTTTAATAGTAATATTCAAGTTTCATTATTTAGCGCTACTTTACCAAGTAATATTTATTCAATTACTTCAAAATTTATGAGAAATCCTGTAAAAATATGTGTAAAGGCTGATATGCTTACATTAGAAGGTATATCTCAATATTTTATAGCAATTGAAGACGATAACCAAAAGTATTTAGTTTTAAAAGATATATACTCATATATTTCTTTATCTCAATGTATTATTTATTGTAATAGTGTAAATAGGGTGTCTAAATTATATGATGCCATGTACGAGGATGGTTTTCCTGTATGTTATATTCACAGCAATATGGAAAAATCGGAAAGAGATAAATCATTTGCTGATTTTAAAAATGGAAAGTATCGTGTTTTAATATCATCTGATATTACCGCACGAGGTATTGATATTCAACAAGTTAGTGTTGTTATTAATTTTGATATTACCGGATGTGTTCATAAATATCTTCATAGAATAGGTCGTAGTGGTAGGTGGGGTCGTAAGGGAGTAGGAATTAATTTAGTAACCCGTAGAGATATTTGTAAACTTAAAGAAATTGAAACTCACTATTCATGTCAAATTAATGAAATGCCTGCTAATTTTAATATTCAACAAAGTTAAGAACTAAATATATTTAACTCGTATTATACCTTTTTAAAATATCTATTTTTGATATACAACATATGTCAAAAATAGATAGCATCGATGACCATTTTAAAATACCCGTTTTTTATAATAAACATAAATTAAAGTTAAATGATAATATTATTTCGGATTTAGAACTTGTAGACACAATTGATCCATCAGGAATAAATATATATAGTTTTGCTTTTAAATCTAACAATTGTTTTTCTAAAAAAATAATTAATCAAATATCTCAATATTACACGACAGATATTGCGTTCCTAAGAGATACTCAAGACATTTTAAAAAAGTATAACTCATTAAATCATACATATGATTACGATAATATTATATCTTTATGGGATGAAATTAAAAATGATACTGGATTTAAACAAAAATATAATTATGTTGAATGGGAAATGCTTGACTTTTTAAATAAATCCGAAGAGTTTCTTCGGATTACAAGCATTTATAGTATTACATCACCCGTATTATCATTATTAACTCCTTTAATTATAGTTATTATTCCATTTTGTATTATAAAAATGAAAGGTATTCGATTAAATTTTAAAGAATATGTCGACATATTACAAGTTATTATTTCAAACCAACCAATCGGAAAATTATTTACACAATTTAATAGTGTAAAAATAGAACAAAAAATATATATTTTAATTTCTGCTTGTTTTTATTTATTAAGCATTTATCAAAATATTGCTTATTGTATTAAATTTAATACAAACATGAAAATAATTCATGAAACTCTCTTTTCTATTCGCAAATACATTCAACATACTGAACAAACCATGAATAACTTTTTATTATATTCAAAACAACTTTCAACCTATAACCAATTTAATAATATAATTGTAGGCAACCTTAATATATTATGCGAGTTTAATACCAAATTAAATAAATTAACCAATTATGAAGTTTCATTTTCAAAGATTTGTGAAATGGGTGTTATTCTAAAATCTTTTTACGAATTATATAATGATAAAACATATAATGATGCGTTTTTATACTCGTTTGGGTTTAATGGATATATAACCAATCTAGAAGGATTAATTGAAAATATAAATATAGGTAAAATAAATTTTGCCAAATTTATTCATAAAAACATAAAAAACAAAACCAAAATCAAAAATAATTATTACGCTCCTTTAATTAACAAAACACCCATCAAAAATAATATTAAATTTTCAAAAAATATTATTATTACTGGTCCAAACGCATCTGGTAAAACAACTATACTTAAATCAACCCTTATAAATGTTATTTTATCACAACAATTTGGATGTGGATTTTATGATTCCGCCACTTTATATCCATATAAATATATTCACTGTTATTTAAACATACCTGACACATCAGGTAGAGATAGTTTATTTCAAGCAGAGTCGCGAAGATGTAAAGAAATTCTAGATATTATTCATCAATTTAAAGACGATAAACATATATGTATATTTGACGAGTTGTTTTCAGGTACAAACCATACTGAAGCAGTAATCAGTGCTACATCATTTATGAAATATTTAGTTGAATTTAAAAATGTGTCATGTTTACTTACAACACATTTTATTAAGGTGTGTAAAAAATTAAATAAAAATGTAAACATTAAAAATTATAATATGCATACATTAAAGACCACCACGAATAAAAACATATATACTTATTTATTAAAAGAAGGTATTTCTGAAGTTAAGGGTGGGCTTCAAGTATTACACGATTTAAATTTTCCAATTGAAATATTGGAAAATATCGAAAATATTATTCGTTAATTTATTGATATAAATATATATTTGTTTTTATAATAATGGCTATAAAAGATTATTTATTCACTACAACCTCCGCATTTATATTTTTTTTCGTGTTTGTATTATTTATTAGTGGAATACTAATATATTATGTTCAAACTAAAATAAAAGAACAAAATCATAAATTAGACTCTATGTTTAGTTTAGTCACAACTATAGCACAACAATTAACCGACACAAAACAAACTTCAGTAAATCCAATCAAAATGTTAAACGAAGAAAAGATTTGTGTGTCTGATGACGATTTATCATCTAATGATTCTGAAAGTGAAAGTACTGACAACGAAGTAACAAGCGATGACGATTCGTGTAGTGACGACGACGACGACGACGATGAAACGACTAATGATGATAATATAGACCACCAAAAATGGAAGTCTCCGTCCAAATGTAACTCTCCAGAAACAAAAATAAATGAGAATGAATCCGTTTCATCTGATGGAGCGTTCGATATTGACATTGGAACTTATAACGATGATGATATACCATGCGACGATATAACTTGTGATGATACCCCTATTTTAGAAAATTTATCAAATTCCGAAAATACTGAAAACATAAAACATGTAATAATAGATGATTCAATTTTACAAAATGTAACTGATGGAATTTCGAATATTAAAATTACTGATATCAATTTTAAAACCATTAATATTTCTAATTTAGAAGAAGATGTAAATTCTAATAAGAATATCGACTATAAAAAAATGAATATTCAAAAACTAAAATCAATCGTCCAAGAAAAAGGTCTTATTAATGATTCATCCAAACTAAAAAAACAAGAATTATTAAAATTACTTGGATGTGATTAAGATATTTTTATCTTATTATAATATAAAATGTCTTGGGGTGTATGCTATTCCGGTTCAAATAATATCCATTTTAATTTCCCGCCTATAATGAGTGATGGTCGAAATTTTTCGAGTTGGCAACCAGAAGCAGTTATTAATAAACAAATTCAACAACAAGAAAATATACATTCAAATTGGTCTTATAGACAATATTTACAGAATAACGGATTACAAATTATGAAATATAATTCTGAAGAAGCATGTTATGATTTAGGATTAACTCCCCACGAAAACACAAATAATACACCATCTAGCAATGTTCCTTATTTATATAAATCTACATTTGACTCAAGTTCTCCTGGTTATGGATATTGTAACAGTGATTTAAAATCGCCTTACTTGAGTAGACAACAATTAAACGCACGACTTATATCTCCTTCTATTTCAAAATTAACAAATTAAAAACCAACACATAAAATAAATATATTATATAAATCATATAATAATAAAACCTATAGTTTATTATTATGCGGTTAATTAGTATTGATGTAGGCATTAAAAACCTGGCGTTTTGTCTTTTAGAAATTATACCGAATGATTCGTCACAATTTAAAATAATTAAATGGGATATTATTAATGTCGGAGAAGAAGAAACGCTTATTTGTCAACATCTTAATTGTAATAAACCATCTAAATTTCAAAAAAATAATACTTGTTTTTGTTTAAAGCACGCAAAAAATGGTTCTTTCAAAATACCACCATCAGAATTAAAAATACCTTATATAAATAAACAAAAAGTTAATAAATTATTTGAAATAGCAGATAAATATGGTGTTAAGTATGAAAAACCCATTAAAAAGACTGTCTTGGTATCCTTACTACATACATATATTAAAACCATATATTTTGAACCAATTATAAATATTGATGCTTCGAAAATAGATTTGATTACTATAGGTAGAAATATTCACACAAAAATGGATTCAATATTTTATTCATTAAATAATAATGATATAAATGACCAAATTACACATGTTATTATTGAAAACCAAATAAGTCCTATCGCAAATAGAATGAAAACCATTCAAGGAATGATTGCTCAATATTTTATTATGAAAAATGTGAAAACAATAGAGTTTATATCAGCATTTAATAAATTAAAAAATGATGTAAATACACATAATAGTGACGATGAGATAATTCTTGATACTTCAACTTATAATAATCGAAAAAAAACAGGTGTTCGAGTTTGTTTAGAATTATTACAAAACACAAATTCAACTATGTTGTCACATTTTGAATCACATAAAAAAAAAGATGATTTAGCTGATTCTTTATTACAAGGAATGTGGTATATTACTAACAAATTATACCCCAAATCATAATATATATATTGTGATTCGTTTTATTTAAAACTAAATGTTCTATTTATTTAATAATAATGAATAATGATATTATCGAAATTTCAGATTTGGACTGGGATACAAAATTATCTTCCTCAAGAGGAGACCACGAACTAAGATCATCTAATTTTGGGTCAGGAATTGAACTTTTAATGAATGATAAAGTAAAAGAAAACAGCAGAATATCCAGTGATATTGATATAGAAGACTTAAACAATTTAGAAAGTGAATTAAATGACCTATCTGAAAATACAACAAGTTATGATTCTAAACAAGACTTTTTAGGAGGAATACAAACTGAAAAACACACCGTTCATTTTAATGATACACAATCAATTGGTAAATCTACCGCGGAAACAAACAATTCGAATTCTAAAACATGGGATGGTTATGGTAAATTTAATAATATTCCAATGAATCCAGATAAAAATGTTTTACCATCAACACAATTACCCAAAGAAGAATTATTAAAAGAAAAATTTAAATATTTAAGAAAATTAGAAGCTTTAGAAAAAAAAGGAGTTGACTTATCCAAAAAGTATAATATGGATTCACCACTTGCTGAAATGCAAGGTGAATATGAAACTATCATGGAAGAAAAAACAAAATTGAACTCTGTCAAATTCCAAGGAAATATGCTTATGGCAATAGTTAATGGTATTGAATTTTTAAATAATAGATTTGACCCGTTTGATATTAAACTTGACGGATGGGGAGAACAAATTAATGAAAATGTAACTGACTATGATGATATTTTTGGAGAATTATACGATAAATATAAATCACGAGCAACTATGGCTCCTGAATTAAAACTAATGTTTCAACTTGGAGGAAGCGCAATGATGGTTCATATGACAAATACAATGTTTAAAAGCGCAATGCCTGGTATGGATGATATCTTACGACAAAATCCAGATTTAATGAAACAATTCCAAAGTGCGGCGGTTAATTCCATGAGTCAATCTAACCCTGGACTTTCAGGTTTTATGAATGGAGTTATGAATCCTCAACAAGAAAATTATTCTGGAAATGGTCCTCCTCCACCAATGGCAACACAGGGCACAAATTCAATACCTCCTCCGTTAAATAGACCAGGAAATAATAATTATGCCGCTCGTGGTGATTATAGGTCTAACACTCATCAAAACCATTTTGTTGATGACGGTATTAATTTTAGAGAAAGCAAACATAATGAAGTAGAGCAAAAACATACACGAGCTGAAATGAAAGGACCAAGTGATATTAATGACATTTTAGCCGGTTTAAAAACAAAAACTATTAATATTCAAGAACAAACACAGCCAATTGAACTAGATAATAATAGCAGTACAATAAGCATTAGTGATTTAAAAGAATTACAATCTGGAGGTAATATTCCAAAGCGTAGCAAACGAAGAACCAAATCAGATAAAAACACCGTAAGTATTGACCTTTAATTTTTATTTTATTAAATAATAATATAAATGAAATATGAAAACGGTCTATTTATTTTCCGTAGAGATTTACGAATTATAGATAATAACGGGTTAAATATGGCAAATGTTATTTGTAACAACATATACCCCATTTTTATTTTTACTCCTGAACAAGTAACAAATATTAATCCATATAAGTCATATAACTCGGTCCAATTCATGATTCAAAGTTTGGATGATTTATCCCTTAACATACATCAACAAGATGGAACATTATACACATTTTTTGGTGAAAATACTAAAATAATTAAACAATGTGTCGACAAATTTAACATTGATGTTGTTATATTTAATTGTGATTATACCCCTTATGCCATTAACCGTGACAAAAGTATTATAGACTTATGTAATAAACTTAATATTAAATGTGTTTTCGATCATGATTATTATTTAAATATTCCAGGTTCTATTTTAAATGATTCAGGAACTCCATATCAAAAATTTACGCCTTATTATAACAAATCATTAACCCGAAAAATCCAACCTCCATCTTTATTTAAAAAAATTAAGTTTAATAACAAAAAACATTCACAATTACAAAATTCAATTTCTCTTTCATCCGCAATTACCAAATTTACAAAAATAAATAATAATATTTTAGTTTTAGGTGGTAGACATAACGGTTTAATAATGTTAAAAAACACAATTAAAACACAAAATCACTATTCCACAAGTCATAATAAGTTAAGTTATCCTACAACTCAATTAAGCGCGTATATTAAGTTTGGTTGTATTTCGATTCGTGAAGTATTTTACACATTTAAAAATAAAAAATATAATGATTTGATTAGACAACTTATATGGAGAGATTTTTACGCAAATGTTTTATTCTCATTCCCTCATGTTCTGGGTCATTCATTAAAACCTAATTATGATAAAATTAAATGGAAATCCAATATTAAATTTTTAAATGCTTGGAAAAATGGTATTACTGGATTTCCTGTTGTAGACGCCGGCATGAGACAATTAAATATTACAGGATATATGCATAATAGAGCCAGGTTAATTGTTGCTAGTGTATTAGTTAAAACATTATTGATTGATTGGAGAGAGGGAGAACAATATTTCGCATCAAAACTTACAGATTATGATGTCGCAAGTAATAACGGAAATTGGGAATGGATTATGGGTGGAGGTGCTGATTCACAACCATATTTTAGAGTATTTAATCCTTGGATACAATCTAAAGAGTATGATAATGACGCATTATATATTAAAAAATGGATTCCTGAATTAAGAGATGTTCCATCTAAATCGATTCATAAATGGTACTCGGATTACACACTTTTTAAAAATATTAATTACCCTCCTCCAATTGTAGATTATAACGAACAAAAAGAAAAGATTATTCAAATGTATAAACACATATTTTAGTTAGATGTTTTCATACACTTTAATTATAATAAAAATTGATTTGAAATTACTATTTAATTGTTATGTAAATAATAAATTAAATAATAAAATGAATAATCAAGTTCAATCCTCAATAAATAAAATGAATAATCAAGTCCAATCCTCAATAAATAAAATGAATAATCAAGTCCAACCCTCAATGAATCAAATTATTTCCGATACATTTCCACATAGTAATATTATACATAGTTACAGTGATAATGTTAATCTTTATAAAATTAAAGGTATTGATTTAATTTATGGACTCCAACAAAAAAAAATTGTAAATTGGCATATGAATAGACCAGCAGATATTACAAGATGTAAAGAGATTTCACAAAATCTTTATAACACAAACAAAGAAATGATGGGAATCATTTATTTATATTATAATAAAAATCAATTTGAAGTATTAGATGGTATTCATCGTTTAACTGCGTTGTCATTACTTAAAGAAGAAAACCAAAACACGGATACTCATTATTTACTGGATCAATATTTAATTGTAAATATTAGATTTAATCTAACAGAATTTGAACTTACCAATGTATTCGCAAACATAAATAATTCAGTTCCTGTTCCTAGTATGTATATTGAACAATATATGAATAAAATAATTATTGTAAATAATATAGCTAATGATTGGCAAGTAAAATATAAAAAACACTTTTCAACATCAAAATCACCTATAATAGGAAATACGAATATAAATAATTTTACAGATTTACTTGATAAATTATATAATCATTCGTCCATACCATTAAATACTAAATTGTATGAAATAAACGAAAAAATTAAAAAAAATCCTCCTCAAAAAGTTAGCCCTCTCATTCTCAAAAAATGCGAAGAAACCGGATGTTATTTGTTTTTATACAAAGTTGATTATATAATGGATTTTATTATATAATCAAATATTATTACAGTTTAATTTATCTACTATATCCTTTGATAAATTAAACAAATTCGTATTGATATTTTCTAGAGTGAAGTTTGAAAATAACTTGTTATAATAATAATCATAATTGTTTAATACTTCGATTGTTGTATCGTGTATATTTTGATAATTTGTATAAATAATATAGTCTTTTAAATAATAATCATGTATATCTTCTTTTGTATCACTAATAACTATAATTTTATTATACACACACCTATCACATCTAAATGATTCCATTATTTTATAACTATCATGAAACCCAATATTAAGAATAATTTTATACTTAAATAGTTCATTGTCTCTTGTATTATTCCACCCAGTAATAATATCAACATTTATATTTTGTTCTTTTAACAAATTTATTACATTTTGTCTGCTAAAAGGAATATTACAAGATACACCAATTATACCAACATCTTTTTGTTTATCAAAATTATAAATTTCATTTAAATTAATCTGGTAAGGAAGCAAATATTTAGTATATTTATTATCATAATATTTAAAATTGGAAGACATATAATCTATAATATTTAATTGTTTTGGATATTTATTTATTGATTGTTGATTTATAATTGATGAAAGTTGTTCTGTATTTATTAAATATACATTATTATTTTCAATATAATTAAATAACTTATCATCTATCTCTTTTATAAATATATAATTGTTGTCATGTGTAAAATGAATGACACTATTATTATCAATTAAAATTACTACACCTTTAATAATATTTACTATTGATAATATATAATCTTCCATATATTGAAATATACTTGTAAGACATAGTATTATATTCATAATATAAGTTACACTTCAAAATATATTTAATTAATTAACTAATTTGAATAATTACAAAAGATATGGATAACCCGTAAAAAGGGAAATATTAATTTATAATAAATATTATGATTGATTTATCAAATTATAATATATTAGAAATATATTTATTATTTTTTTATAATATTTTTACCAATAAAAATAATATAGACTTAATTATCGGTGTCATATACATAACTATTCATTTTATTTATGTTTTATTACTCACATTAGTCGTTCTAATAAGTTCAAATATCTTACATTTATTTATGATGATAATAATAATAACAATAAATGTATTGTTAGTGTTATTTTGTCGAACATGTCCGCTAATGTTATTGGAATTAAAATATTTAAATATATATGCGTTAAAATCTTTTTTAAAATTGTTTAAAAACCCACGCATTAAACAAACAAATAAGAAAAAACCCAATTCTAAATCAAAATCTAAATATTTATCAAAATATATACCATTTATATTAGATGAACTCACATTAGAGTCATTATTATTCGTATCTTTAATTTATATTATTAAAATGATGTGTTTAATGATACATCACACATATTATTGAGGCATATTACACGGTATTCATATCATTCATATAATATTGAAATTTATCTAACGCGTTTCGTTGGTTTTGTACCTCTTGTTCTTTTTTATATTTTTCTAATATAGCGTTTGCCTTCACAATTTCTGCATCAGACACTTTACCATCATTATTTATATCTACTAATTTATGTAAAATTCTATAATTATGAGGAACAATACACAATTTACTTTCTTCATTAAATAAATATTCAGATAAAACTGTAAATACAGCTGTTAATATTAACGCTGTATAAATATCACGAGTAGCCATCCATGCCATCGAGAATACCAGAATTTGTTTACTTAAACTATATTTCATATATTCTTCGGTTGATTTACTAAATTGTATTGATATTAATTTACCTCCCATATTAAGTAAAATCATAATTACACCAGCAAAAAACTTACTACTATTTAAAAACATAATATGTTCGTGTATATAATTTAAACCTTGTTGTAATGGGTTTATCATTTGACCGCCAGTATTAATATGTTGAGTATTATTTAGTTTTGGTTTCTTAGTCATATATTACAATTATAAAAAAAGTAATCATCATACTCCAAGTTTTCTAAAATAATGGATTATATTTATGTAATAATCATTATGTAACTTATTCAAATAATACCTGAAATGTCTAACACGAGGCCTATAAAATGTGCGAAAACCGGGTGTGAATGTTTCAATTGTTGTTGATGTGTTTATATAATATATTAGTAATAGCATAACAACTAATATTATAATTTTCATTATATAATTATAATATTATAAAAATATCGATATATTTAATAAAGACTCGCATAACTCATAAATCCTTCTTTACCCGGATTATTAGCAACCGCATTTTCTGAAGTTTGGTTCAATGAAACAGGTAGACTATTTGATTGGTTACCAACTAACAGTTTTCGTTCTTTTTCAGCAACATCGGTTGTGCTTGGCTGTTCTATTTTTTCTTCACTTTCAGAAGAAGTTGGAATACCTAATGATGCCATTTCTGCCGTTATTTTTTGTTTAATTTGAGCTTGTTGGTCTGGTTCTGGAGAATTTTCCATTCCTTCAAAATCACTAATAAAATGATTATTCATAACCATAAAAATTAATACAAGAAGAACTCCTGCGAGCATATTATATGATGTAACGCATACTAAAGCAATTATTATAAATAATCTTCCTAAAAATGTATTAAATACTGTTTTTCGATTTATTAAAATAAATAATAATATTAAAACTATAAAAACAGTAAGAACATTTGAATTGTTAAGATTCATATTTATATAAATAAACCAATATTTTTTATTTCAGTCTCTTTTATAAATTATAATCTAAATTTTTATTAATAATGTCTTCTTTAGCAATATACGCTGCTCCATTTGATAATCTAACTAATGATACTAACGAAGAAAGTATCATTGATAAAAAAAAGAACGCCCACAATAGAACACAAAAAAGATATCCTAAAGATAATTATAATTCTGAAAAGGTAAATTCTGTTTTACAGTCCCTACATAAAAATCAGGATTCAGACGATAATAATACGCTTGGTGATTATTTTAATCCTCCACCAAAACCACAATCATCAGGTGTTCAAAAAACAATTTCAACTGAAAATATGCAAACCATTGAGAATACTCATAATTTAGGTTCGCAACCATCACCAAATTATGATAATAACAATAATTTAGATTTAAATAATTTTAATGATAATTATGGCGATCATAAAACGGCAGAAAAATATTATAAAAATATGATTCCTAATTATAACACACCACAAGAACCAAAAATAAATAATTATAATAGACAATATTATCAATATGTACCACCCCAAGAACCCGCAACATCTAATGATATTCTTATGCAGAAATTAAATTATATGATTCATTTACTTGAAGAACAACAAGATGAAAAAACAAATAATGTTACTGAAGAAGTTGTATTGTATTCATTTTTAGGCATTTTCATTATTTTTGTATGCGATAGTTTTGCTCGTGCTGGTAAATATGTTCGTTAATTAAGAATGAATGATTTATCTGCTTTAAATGTTGGATAAGCAAAATTATAAAAAAAATACGCACATGGACTTATTATTTGCGGTTTAGTTTTTAACAATATATTTTCAATTATAATATTATTGTAAGATATATTTTCAATAGCAGAAAAACCAAAATTATATTTTTCAGAAATATTCCAAAAAATAATTTTAAATCCGTGAATAAAAATATTATTATCTAATACACCATTATTAATGGAAGCAATACAATTAAGGACCTCCATATCTTTCTCTACAAATGTACACGACTTTTTAAAAAAATACGCACTACAAATTCGGTCATTAAATATAATGACATAAACAAATAGATTCTTTGTATTTATTAATTCCAATAAATTTGAAACTTCAGGCATAATTATAATATCAAATTTATTTTCATTTATAAATTCGATTAATAAATACATGTTTTGTTTAGATATTTCTATTATAGAATATATTGCCGACAACTCATGAGGCTTTCTCCATTTAAACACCGGAAACCCATATGTTTTATAAATACATAAAGGCATTATTCCTGTTAATTCATCCTCTCTTTTAAATAATGAAACACAAATGTTTGGATTTTTATGTCTTTGATTATATTCATGTGTTTGTATTATTTGTGGAGCAATGCCTTTTTTTCTATAGTTCATATCAACACATAAATAATCCGCATAATAAACATAAAATGTATTTTTGATTTTTTGTTTTTTATTTATATTATTTATTGTCACATGTAAAGGTCTAGATGTCATTAAACCAATTATTTTATCTTCTGTTATTGTAGTATTATTATTTAAATCTTGTATTAGGTAATCTTCTGTATAAAATGAAAAAAATGAAGGGAATAGATGTCCTTTAAAATAACAAGTTAAACTTTCTTTTTTTGGTATAAACATATTATCCCCATTTCTTAAATAATTTAATTTTATAAAATTTAAAAACTGGGTTATTTTCAATTCAGATATTTCAGAATATATTGTTGTTTTAATATTTATTAAATTAGTATATTTATTTATTTCGGGTAGTTCATCATTTATTATACCACGAGGAAAAAACATATAACAAATGTCATAACAATGAAAAACTGGTTGAGATATCCAAAATCCATATTTTATACGAAAATACATTATTACAAAGAAGATAATTATAAATATTATGTAGTATAAATAATCATACATAATATTAATTCTTTTTTTAAAATAATTATTTAACGGTATTAAGATTTTTTGTATCGTCTTCGTTTTAATCAGGGTAATGTGTCAAATTCAACCATTTCTTTTACAATCATATCAAAATCATATTCACATGTCCAATTTAACTCTTTCCTGGCTTTTGTTGAATTACCTAATAACTCGTCTACCTCCGCAAGTCTAAAATACTTTTCGGAGATTTTAATTAATTCCCTTCCACTTTTAATATCATATCCAACCTCATTAATTCCGTATCCTTTCCATTGTATTTCAATTCCTTTATAACCAAATGCCTTTTCAATAAATTCTCTTACACTATGATATTCATTTGTAGATAAAACATAATCATCTGGTATCTCTTGTTGTAGCATTAACCACATACCCTTTATATAATCTTTTGCGTGTCCCCAATCTCTTAAAGAATTAATATTTCCTAATGTTAAATGTTTTATTTCATTATTAATTATTTTATTTAATCCAATTGTTATTTTACGAGTTACAAAATTATGTCCTCTTCGTGGACTTTCATGATTAAATAAAATACCAGAACACGCAAATATTCCATAAGATTCTCGATAATTTTTTACAATCCAATGACCATATAATTTAGCAACACCATATGGCGAGCGTGGATAAAAAGGAGTTGTTTCGGTTTGAGGTACTTCAACGACTTTACCATACATTTCTGAAGTTGATGCTTGATAAAACTTTATCTTATTTTTTGGTATTCCACAATTACGAACGGTCTCCAATAATCGTAATACACCTAATCCATCTATGTTTGCCGTATATTCAGGCATATCAAAAGATACTTTTACATGACTCATTGCCGCTAAATTATAAATTTCTAAAGTATTTAATGTATCCCCATATTTAAGTTTAATTTCATTAAAAATATTTAATAAGTTTATACCATCAGATAAATCTCCATATCTTAGATTTAAATGTTTAAATATGTGTTCTATCCTTGATGTATTAATGTTTGATGAACGACGAATTATTCCCCATACTTCATATTTTTTTTCAAGTAAAAATTCAGCTAAATAAGAACCATCTTGACCAGTTATTCCTGTTATTAATGTAACATTTACCATTAATAGTCATTTTATTAATTATTTAAACTATTTTTTCGGGTTATTAATTGTGTTATTATTAAAACTTAAAATAATTCCCATTTTATAATAATATGAAATTAATCGCACATCGTGGAAATATTAATGGAATAAACGAAGATAAAGAAAATTTACCTGAATATATTTTGGAGGCAATTAATTTAAAATATGATTGTGAAATAGATATAAGATTAATTGATAATGTTTTATATTTAGGTCATGATACACCAAATTATCAAATTGATATTAACTTTTTATTAAATAATTCAATAAAATTATGGATTCATTGTAAAAATTATGAAGCGTTTGGTTATTTAATTCAATATAAAGAATTAAATATTTTTTGGCATGAGTCCGATTCATATACATTAACAAGTAAAGGTTACATTTGGTGTTATCCTGACCAGATACCTCCTAACAAGACAATAAGTATTATACTGATGCCTGAAATCAATAATTTTAACTCAATAAAACATAATATGGATTGTTATGGCATATGTTCGGATTATGTTAAAACAATTGAAAATACCATCTATTAAATCATATATTTATCATTGGTGTTTGATGGTATTTTAATACAAATAATTTTACAATCTTCTAAAAATATAGGACACGAAATAACATTTTTGTCGAAAATAAATATATTATTATTTTCTATAATATTATCATTAATATTTATTTTTCCTTCAATTAAAATATTAATTTCAACACATAATTTATGATAATGAAAGTCCCATTTTTCATTTTGTTTATGGGTTAAAATACCGATTTCAAAATCAGGTATTTGTTTAATTGATGGTTGAAAATTTCCAATTATCCATCCTCTTGTATAGTCATTTATATTTATATTCAACACAGATTCATTTATAATATTATACACACGCAAAAAGTATGTATCTTCTTCGAATTTAATTATATTTCTGTCTCTACATAAAAAGACAATATTTGTTTGATTGTGAATTTTTCCTTTTATTATAATAAGTAATTCATTATTAACAATCAGTTCTTCATTTTTATGTTTAAAATCAACCTTAAAATATTCATAATTATTTATATTTTTATATTCATATATTTTATATATTGGTAATTTTGTAAATTGATTATAATATTTGAAATAATCAGTTGGTTCACCAATTGGATAAAAAAACTCTTGAATTGGTAATCTATATGTTCCAATATTATACCCGCCAATATTTATCATGGCTTGATATGTGTAAGATAAATAAAACTCATTATTTGGTGCTCGAATATTATGTTTAAATAAGTAATCACACGCATCTATAAAATATCTTCCTTGCTTATAATAATGCACACCTACTAATGCTTGATCACTAATAACCGTTTTTTCTACAAATTCAATAGGAATATTATTTTCAAAACGAACAAAACTATGTTTATCTGTTGTTCCAATAACTAACTCATAATTTGGTTTATATGTTAAAACACATCCATCGTAATTATTACAATGATTATAAAAGTTATCAAAATTCCAACCTAATAATTGGTCTGAATTAGATATAATAAGCGGGACACTATTATTTATAAATTGTTTTGCTTCATATGCGGAACACGCAGGACCATCAGTCAATTTTGAAACACTTAAAATTTTACATTTATAATTATGTAATTTTGTTAAATCCTGTAAAAATCGTCTTACTTTATAATCAATTACATTATTTTCTTCTTTTAAAATAAATATAAAACATACATTACGATTTTTTATATTTAATGTAAGAATTGCCTTTTCTATCATTTTTGTTAAGCGTTTATCAACCGGTAATAAATATTTATTTTCTTTAAATCCATATGTTAAAAACCTTGAACCAATACCAGCCATTGGAATAATAACATTTAATTCATCATTCATCTTGAATATAATTATTATAAATAAATAATAATTATAACGAATTTTATTAACGGATAAGTCCCCATTTTTCAATTGCTAATTTATATTGAGGACAGTCTAAGTTTTTATCAATAGCACTTTTCATAGCAATAGCACCATTTTTTGTTCCATTTGGGTGTCCGTGAATAGCACCTCCTGTATTAGCCATGAATTCAATACCCAAATTAGTTTCAACCGCATTTACAATGCCTGGATGCATACCACAACTTAAAGCAGGCATAACTTTATGTTCGTGTAAAATATTTAATGTATTTTTTAATTCATTTATATCGGTAGAACTATATCCACCCCACATACCTGCATGTATGAAATCAACACCCATCATTCCAGCTAACAAACAAATTACTTTAAAATCAATTGAAAATCTATGTGTAATATCTGTTAAAATCTTATCACCTGATTTTTGAAAATGAACAAAAATAGGTAGGTCTAATTCTCGAATTGCTTTATATACACCTAATCCATTCCAAAAATTAACATGAACTGCGTTACCTCCTAATTCATACACTTGTTTAACTCTATCTATTACATAAGGAAAATCTGAATTTATACATACAGCATAAATTACCTTTTTACCTGTTTGTTTAATATAGTTCATAATTAATGGAACACGAACAGATATTGGACAAAAATCCGGATTGGATAAGATTTCATCTTCTTTAATAAAATTTACACCACCCTCTACAAGTTCTTTTACCATTTGTAATAATATATCCGGAGTTATACCAGTTTTAGGCTTAATAATTGCTCCTAATATTGGTTTTCCTTCTAAATTTAAATAATCTCTTATTCCTTTAATCCCAAATTTTGGACCTAAAAAATATTTTTTAACATTTTCGTGAAAATAAATATTTAATAATCTACAATATTTAATATTATCAATATCCATTTGTCCTCCCATTACTTGAACTAATAATTGTGTTATTCCGTCTTCTTTCCAATTAGTATTTACAATTGGAAACGCTATATCAATAATTCCTCTCTTAATCATTTTTAATTCTTCTTTATCTCCTATTATTTTTGCAGAATATTTTTCAAATAATTCATCAGTTTCCCATTGATTACGAACATTTGGATTACCTACACTCTGTCCTATTGCCAACTCCCATGCCGCATCATGTAAACTATTAACACCTTCTAATTCATATGTAACAATAAAATAATTCTCTTTTTTTACATTTAAGGTAAATATCATACTAATTAATTTAATATTTATTTGTTTAAATTATTTTTTATTATATATTTAAATATTATAATGTTTAATTTATTAAATAAAGATTTAACCATACCAAATTGTTTTTTATATACATATAATACGGGTTTTTGGATTTCAATAATTAGTATAAACCTTAGTACTTCTAATTATATTAATTATTACTCTAATGAATGGTTATATTTAATCAAAGACCTTCATTATGATAAACATCCTGACATATATAATAATTTAATGTCATCATATAGTCATTTTAAAAACGAATATAACTATATTACATCTACAAATGTAGGCAATAATATTATTTATGTAGATGAAGATGTAGTTCAACTCTTTACAACATTTTCTAAAGGTACTGTTCATGGATTTTCCGGATTTTATTATATGATAATTGAATACTTACATAATATTCATAAATATATAGACCTTAAGGTCCTTTTTTATAAGGATAGTCAACAAGGTATATTGGATATAATTAATTATTTATGTGAAATAAAATTAATCGATAAAAACAAAATTATTTATATTGAAAACGATAAAAGATATATTTTCAAATCTATTACACATATACCAAACAAATACCACGATATTGATGGAAATTTAGTAAAGACAACAGATATTTTTATTCAAAAATATTTATTAAGAACAAATATAATAAGTATAACAAATAATGAAAATTTATGTTTATTAAAAACAAGTAATACCAATAATACTACTCAAGATGGTATTTTTAATCAAGATATAGTAAATAATTTCTGTCAAATGTATAATATATTTAAAATCGAACAAATGAATGAACTTGATTTAATCCATACTATTTATAATTGTAAACTATTAATAATAACTTTTGGTTCCGCATTTTTTAAAAATTTTATTTATACATCAGATAAATGCGAAAAAATAATAGTAGTAGTAAATGGGTCCTATTATACAAATACGTATAATGAATATAAACTGCGACCTACATCTACATCAGATGAAGAAACTTTTAAAAATCATATACTATATAAATATAAAAATGCTACAATTAAATATATAGTTGTAAATAATGATTTAACATTTAATCCTTTTTTGTAATATTATGAATAATTACCCTGTGTGTTATAGTGTATCCTTCATATTTAATAAAACAAAAATACACGAATTATTTAATTATATAAAAAATATAGTAGTTAATTCAAAATTATAATCTGAATTAAGTGAAAGATACATGGGTAGAATTATATACGGTCTTAATAATCATTCAACATTTATTATTGCTCGATATATGTATGATAATTTACATAATAGTGGCGGAAAAACAGAATTATATAGATTTCCATTCTTTAGATCTAATCTGGATCTTAATGATACATCTTTGTATTTTCAAAAAATACACAAACCAAAACCCGTATAATTATATTATTTACGGATAATTGCGTATATTGCTTCTGATGTAATATTTACATCTCTATTCATTAACCATGAGGTTTCATCCTGGGTCATACCCATAACGTGTTCTTTATAGTAAGTTGGTATTTTTTGTGGTTTATTTTGTGTTACCCAATGCGTATAATTTTCATAATCATATCTTTCCTGTGAACCTATCACATAATTATTAATATTCAATTTATTAAATATATATTTTAATGTATTTTTTGTAAAATACGATATGTGAGATTTACAATACCAAATATTATTTTTGTAATAATCACTTATTTTTATTAAATCATTATTTTGATTTGGAACCTCAATATATAATAATCCGTTTTGTTTTAATAGTTTATAACAATTATTTACAAATTGAATAGGGTCTATTGTGTGTTCCAATACATGGAATGCTGTAACAATATCAAATAAGCCTTCATTATTTTGGCTAAATTTGTCATCTAATGACTGATTTATTCTATTTACATTTTCTAATATACATTCATTTAATCTAATAACTCCAGGTTCTAAAATAGATAATTTTAAATTATACTTTGTTTCGTTTAATAATGTAATAAATTCTCCGGTCCCTCCTCCAATATCGATTACATTCAAATTATCTTTAATAATAATATGTTTTTTTAATATATTTAATCTTTTTAATGATTCAAATTTAAGCATTTCACTGTAATGTAATTTACTTCTATCACTTATTGTTAATATTTCTTTTACTTGGGTATCATTATTATAATACTCATTTGTGTCATAGTCATTTGGGAATAATTGGATATGAGAACAGCTTACACATTTTAGAATTTTATACATATCTTCAAAATTATTACGAATTGTATGATTCTCAATTTGAAAATTTAGGGATTTACACAAAATACAAGTAAACATTTTATATCTTTAATTAAATTGTGTATTTAATATATGTATTTAAACGAATCCATTAAATATACTGAATAAATATTTATATTACACCTTTTCACAATTAAAGCGAGTTGTTCTAAACAGGTTTTCTTAAAATGTATATATATTGTGAATCATATCCAGAATTCATTAAATCAATCTCTCCGTCAATTATAAATCCAACTTGTTGTGCCATATTTAAAATTGTTGTTGTATCTTCCATATATAAAATATGTTGGTTTTGTCTAACCTTATCTGTATCTTTAAATTTTATCTTCTCATTAAAAATAGCAACATTTTTATTTTCATCTAAGTCAAAATCCGCATTATACACAAAATTATCAAACGTTACCTTTGTTTTTGTTATTCGTTTATTTGAATACTTTTGTGGACTAACTATTAAAAACCCTTGGCCCGCAGGTAAAATGGGGTCAAATGTTTCACGGTCTACTAAATGTAATAATAAATAACCGCCAGGCATTAACCAATTCATACAATTAGTAAAAAATTTATTTTTATTTTTCATATAATAAATTGTAAAATAAAGAGACAATATATGTGTAAAAGAGTTATATTGAATATCAGGGTTTCCTGTAGCATCCCCTAATATAAAGTGACACGATGGGAAATTCTCTTTTGATTTTTTAATCATTGAAGGGGATACATCCATTCCAATAGTTTTATATCCCTGTTCATTCAATTTAGATACATGATGCCCTGTTCCTGAACCAATATCTAAAATAACACTTTGAGAGGTAGGACCGGTTTTATTTACAATTTCTCCAATTTCATAATCATCCTTCATTTCATTATAAACTAATTCATCATATATATCTGCATAAAAATCATCATATATATTCTCACCAACTTTTAATAAAAAATTATCGTTTTGTTCATATCCTTCTATATGTTGTGATTCCTGTTTTAATGATTTAAATAATATTACTAAAATTAAAAACAAAACACAAAATATCATTATTTTACCCCAATTGGATATTTTTTTATACATTTTTGTAATGGAACCAAACATATTCATTTATATGTATTGTTAATATTTTTTTTGTATATTTTTTATTATATGTCTGATTCAGAAATAAATGATATAAGACACCCCAAAATGTTTAAAGGAATCACCTTTTCTAAATTCAAAAAAACGGATGTTAAAAAAGAACTTCTAAATAGCTTATTAAACTCTAAAATTGAGCCGGCTTGTTATTGGAGCGCAGAATTAATTTGCTCTGGTAATTTTTGTGAATTATGGGATATAATTTTATATTTTTATTGTAAAAATATACATATAGGTAATCCAAAACTAGCCATATATTTAGAACTAAGAATAAACAACTTTAAAAAAATTGTATCGGGTGGATATGCCAACAACGAAATTAAAATGAGAAATAATGAAAACATACGCAAATTATTTAGTGAAGTAATGTGTGTATTATGCGATTCTAAACGAAAACACAGTTTTAATGAAATCAAAATAAAAAAAGAAGATTTTGATTTAACATTTATGACAGAAAGGTTTAACGCACCATCTCTTATTTATATTGAAAATGTCATATTAAAAGATGACCCTAAAGAAATAATTATAGCAATTAATGAATTATCCTATAATTTATCAGTAGATGTAAAAAATAATATCAATTCATGTTATTGGATTGAATGGATCTTAGAATTTGAACATATATGTAAAACAAAAAAAGAAAAATTTAAATGTGAACGAAGAAGTCATATTAATGTAAACAGTAAAGACCAAATGGATATAATATGGATTATTTGGGATGTTTTTTTTAAACATGTCGACAATAACAATCCTTTAATTAAAAAAATAGTAAATAGTTTATTAAATTTATTTACTCTTAAATATTCAAATACTTGTTGTAAAAAACGCAAATATATTTTATATTTTGTAGTATCCCTTTTAACCGAAAATATTAAATTAAATGAAGAAATAGTAAGTGAAAAACAAAAAGACATCATTTTAAATGTAACTAAACAAATAGATACCATCTATAAACAAATCAAAAAAAATGAAGAATCACCTGGAACTGATTATTTATTTACAAATATTTCAAACAACAATTTAGAAAAAACTATTGAAAAATTAGATAAAATGAACTCATTCGGTGAAACCTTTATACCCAGATTATAATATTTTATATTATATATGACCAAAAGTTATAAAAACAGATATACTAAAAAAAATATAAAAGGAAATAGTGCTAGTTTTCAACAAGAAATCACATGTAAATTTCTAGAAATGTTAATCATGGTGAAATTATACCATTGGAAAACATATAGCTACGCAACACATAAAGCAACAGATGGTTTATATGATAAATTAAATGAAGATATTGACCATTTCGTTGAGGTTTTATTAGGGAAAACAGAAAAAAGAACTAATTTATTGAAACAATCCAAAATATCCTTAATTGATTTGAATACACCAGCACAATTGAAAAATCAAATTGAAAATTTCAAATCCTTTTTGGTTGGATTAACAAATAACGCATTTATAATGAAAATGTCAAATACAGACTTATTAAATATTCGTGATGAAATTTTAGGTGATTTGAATCAATTCTTATATTTATTAACATTCAATTAAAGTTGTATCCTATAATTTAATATATTTATTTTTATTATAATGAATAATACAAGTTTTGATTTATCACAATCTGAATCTATTCTACCTGATCCTAACATTTCAAATATATCTTTTATTGATTCGATAAAACAAACTAAACTAACTACTTGGATTATTATATTTGGTATTTTATCATTATTAGGATTTAATATTTTTGTTTATTTAGCAAAAGGAACACAAACCATAAGTGATGTTTTTAGACCAATTATTCAAAAAATAACTTATCTATTAGGTATAACCACATTACAAACAATAAATACATCCGCAAAAGGAACACAATCAATAGTAAATACATCTGCAGATATTGTTAATAAAGGTCTTAATTCGATTGAAAACACAACACAACAAATAGAACAACATAATATTCAACCAATAACTATTTCTCATCCAGACATAACACAAAATAACACATTAAATAAAGCACTGAATAATACCACATCTCAGAGACAACAGGTTGGAGGTGAAGATTATCATGCGGATGATTCCACCAGTAGTATTCAACTCGGAAAAGCTGGATGGTGTTATATTGGTGAAGATAGAGGGTTTCGTAGTTGTGCTGAAGTTGGGGTTAATGATACTTGTATGTCTGGAGAAATATTTCCTACAAATTCTGTATGTGTTAATCCAAATTTACGGGTATAATTTTATCAGTGTTATCTATGTTTGTGGGTTGGTCTATATAATTATATTCAGAATAACTACTTGGAGTATCTTCTAAACAATAATAATTATATTTATTTTCTGAATTCATATTATTTTCAAACAGTACACTAGCGAGTTGTTCAATATCACACGCAAAAAAAGATTGAGATAATTCTTCCGTACTATTGTCTATATATTCATCATTCAATTGTTCTATATTTTCAATAATAGTGTCGAAAACATTCAATTCTTCAATATTTTCATTTTCAATAATAGTATTGACAACATTCAATTCTTCAATATTTTCATTTTCAATAATAGTGTTGGAAACATTTAATTCTTCAATATTTTCATTTTCAATAATAGTGTTGGAAACATTTAATTCTTCAATATTTTCATTTTCAATAATAGTGTCGGCAACATTCAATTCTTCAATATTTTCATTTTCAATAATAGTATCGACAACATTCAATTCTTCAATATTTTCATTTTCAATAATAGTGTTGGAAACATTTAATTCTTCAATATTTTCATTTTCAATAATAGTGTCGGCAACATTCAATTCTTCAATATTTTCATTATTATTGTCACCAACCTTTAATTGTTCTATAAAATCGACTAATGTTGTAATCGGAATATATGTTTCATGTTCTATTTTAGGAGGCATAAATAAACTGAATAAGGTATTAATAATTTTAACAAAAATATTTGGTGATTCTTTATTATTATTATTCATTATAATAATAATAAATATAATTATTTAACATTTAACGAACAATAAATATTTAATGCTGTAATAATTTAAGGATTATATGAATCTTCTGTTCCATAAAAATACCATCGTAATGATAAATATTTACTCATTTTATTTGTAAATGAATTAGAACCATACATTTTTAAATTTGGTCCTGAATTAACTAAATTTGAAATAGCAGTTGTTCCTAACGCATGATTATAATACCATAAATTAGAAATATAACCATCAAACCCACCATTCATGGCAACAAAAACATCACCGTAATTTTGTTTTGGAACACCTTTTAATTTAATACTTTTAGTAATTGTTCCATTGATATAAATATTTAAATTATCATTTTGACATCTTATAATGACATTCATCCATTTATTTAAAGGTATATTTGGTATAACAATCTCTTGATTAATATCATTGAAAGTATTCATAATTACAACTAAAGCATTTGTATTCGGTGAAATATATAATCCTGGAGCATTATTTGGAAAATTTAGTCCTGTATTTGTAAGTTGGTCATTTCCTTTATGGAATATATGTCTATATTGTCCAGATAAATATTGTAAATTATCTATAAATACCCATACAGACCATGTAAACTCAACACCATTTACGGCATTCACTGACCTATTGATTGGAACCGCATTTTTAGAATTTGGGTCTTGTGGAAACACAATCATATTTTTTGCGTCTATCATTCCATTAATTAATTTAGGAGATTTTGAAGGTGTTAATAACCATCCCATTAAAGAGATTCCTAAATGTAGCAAAACAACAAAAAGAAACATAACTAATAAAAAGAATGATATTTTTGCTACTAAAGTGTTTGAATTTATAAAATCTCTATCTCCATATGTTAGTATGTTTGCCGAAAACCTATTAAAAGGTGATATACTTTGACTATTCATTTATATATTATATTGTATAAAAAAAACACTATAATTATTGATTAAAATGTATTACTACTTTGTGTAACGCCATTTTCTACTATTGATACATTTACTTTATAATTTCCAAACATATTATTTATTGTACTACTACCGTAACCTTTAGAGTAAATATTCCATGCTTCTTGTGGATTTAAAGCGTTTGACCAATATTGAAGCTTAGAGGTCCAACCATTAAACCCACCTTTGGGTGTGATATAAATATCAGAATTTGTATTTATCATTGCTATTCCAGGCATTAAACATGTTCTAACTAATTTTCCGTCTATATATACATCAAGTGTTCTTCCATAAACGCTTAAGGTAAGATTAACCCATTTTTGTATTGGAACATTTGCTATATTACATGTATGGACGACTGATTTTCCACCAGTTGTTGTTGGAACTGTATCTGCACCAGGATAACACCCAACCGCAACTGATATGTTATTTTGAACTGCTCCTAAAACAACCGCTGGGCACGGGTCTATACCGTTTATACCATCAATAGATCCACCTCCTATGGTACTTACACTACCCATTCTTCCAAAAATAACTTTGGGTTCTCCATAACGATAATTCCAATCATTTACATAAAACCAAACAGAATACGCAAAGTTATTAGAATTAGAATTTTCTGATAAACTTGACGCGGAAACGACAGATGGAGTTTGACCATTCACAATTCCATTTTGTATGCCGTGTACATCCTTAAATATATATCTAAATAAAATAATAAATAATACCAGAATTATAATTGTAAACAAAATACTTTTTAGGTTCATTATATATTATAGATTTAGAATTTATCTATAAAATATAACATTTAATTATTAATAATAGGAGGCGTTTTATCCTTAACAATATTATATAAATAAGAAATATTAATTGCGTTTAACGGTTTTTTAAAATAAATCAAATTACAAATACCTCCACTAATTCCACCTTCTGTTCCAACTACTAGATTATCAAATGTCATATACGGAACTACTTCTATGGCCGATTTAACTAATTTATTATTTAAAAATACATCTAAAGTTCCATTCGTATAATTTATTGTTATATTATTCCATTTTTGTAATAATATATTGTGTTGTTTATAAATAATTCTATGTCCTTTATCATCAAAATCTAATAATTTGTCGGTTTCTTGTAACCCCTTTTGTTCAGTTGTTATCATCAATGTGTTTGTGCTTGGATTATATAATATATTTGGTTTATTGCCATAATTAAGCAATGATGTGAATTTGTTATAATTCGAATTTGTACTTGGTGAAAATGAATTTATAAAAAACCAAAATGAAATCCCATATTTATATTCAAAAGATGATGTCCCATTTAATTTTTCGTATGATGATATAACATTTAAAGTATTTGTACTAATTGGTTCCTTTATAAGCTGTCTTCCACCTTGTATATTTATTTTTTGAATTATAAATGGTATAGTAAAATATAAAATTATTATTACACTAATTATTAGTAATATTACTATTGAAACTAGTGATGTTGAGTTATATTCATTTTGTAGTTGAGTTTGTATCTGAGATAATATATTTTTAAAATACAACACGTATTTCGATTGTTCTGTGTCTCTATTAAATAAAGTCGATAATTTGAATAATATAAAAATTAAAAATAAAATTAAAACTATAAATAAAATTAAAAATAAAATAAAAATAACAAAATAATTAACCGATTCATAATAATATTTTATTAAAAAATAAAAAAACAATAAACAAAATATTAACCCAAATATTATTAAAAGTGGTCGAAACATTAAGTTTATCTCGATTGTACTATTATTAACCATATAATATATAACCATAATTTAAAAATTTTGTTTCTACATATTTTCCATTGCGGTTTTTTGTCCGTGACACTCACGACATAACGCAACTAAATTATTTACATCGTTTCCTCCACCGTGTTCTAAACGAATTTTATGATCTACTTCAAACCAGGCGTTTAATTGCCCGTTACATTGTCCACACTTCCAATCTTGATTAGAAGCCACATATTTTTTTTTTGTCTCACTAACACATCGTTTTGTTGCCATCTTTCCAGAATTTAATATTCTTTGTTCAGCGCCAGGTCCTCCCTGATTAAAACCGCCATTACTATTTTGGTAATTGGATGTTAAATCAATTATCGGTGAGAATAAATCCATGGATGATTTATTTATAGGCATATATTTTACCATATTATTTGCGTACATTAACATATTTTTACCTTGTGTTGGATTTTTTTTCATCATTAAATAAATACCAACACCAATAACAGCAAAAAAGGCCATTTGATAATATTTTTTCCAAGTCAACATTATTTTTGTATACTTACCATCATGATATGTATTATACATCAAAAAAATTGTAATTCCGAATATAAATATTTCAAATCTCATTTTATAATAGAATAATATAATAAAATTATTTACACCATTGGACATTTTTTGATAACCTCTTCGCAAAAAATTTGATATTTTATACATCTTTCATGTGTAAAATGTTCGACAGAAATAATTTCTTATTTAATTTTAATCTTTTACGATTATATTTTTTTTGATTTCATACTGTTTGAAATCCTGTTCTTTTAGTTTTAACCGTCTTTTTAGTCTTATTCTGACTATTTATTGTCCTTTTAGTTTTTACATTCTTTTTTTGCCCCTTGTTTATTTCTGTATTAAATAACAAATTTATATTCTGTAAATCGTGGGTTAACATGTTAATGTCAATTGGTGATGTTGGTGTATTATATAAATATTTAATAAATAATTGTTTTATTTTCTTTAATGCGACTTTAATATTTGTCGACAATTGATACTCATTCTTTACTAATAGTTCTAAAATAGGAATATATGAAACAATAAAACCCCATACGTCGACATTTTTTTTATATACTGTATTTATATACGCCATAAAATCCAGATTGGTTGAACCTTTAAATTTAAATAAGATTTTAGAATTATAATCTATAATAATATTCTTATGTTGTGAGTTATTCTCAAATAATAATGAAAACATATATTGTATATATAAATGGTGTCCTCTTGTGTTTTTTCTTAAAAACATATCCATATAATCCTTCATAAATGTTTTACAATTGTTTAAATTTTTTTTTATTGTTTTGTTACTTATAAAAACCTTTGCTAAGTCGAAAAAATCGGTTGAAAATAATATATTAGAAAAAGGAACATTAAATTGTAATGGTCTATTCCACCATTGCTTAGGAATTATTACATCACTATTATTATTATATATTATTGTTAGTCCCCAATCAATTATTTTTGGCTTGAATGGCGTCTCTTTTATATTTATTAATATATTTGATTCTTTAATGTCTCCATGATAAATATTTAAATTATTCATAGGTATAATTCCATTTTTCAATAATTTTATTAACGAATTATTTATCTTTATAAAATGTATATAAGAGCTGTTATCAATAACATTAATATTATTTAAAATATAATTACTTATAGTTATTCCACCATATGGCATATTTAATATTTTAAACTCATCTAAATTGTTATTTATTGTTAAATCTGTTTTATTTGTGATGCTGTTACATTTATTATCAAAATTTATTAAATCATTAGATGATAGTTTATCTGGAGTACATAATGTTAAATTATTAATAATAAAAAAATCAGAATAATTAGGTATTTGTTTTAATAATGGTTTTAATAATTGAATTTCATTATATTCAGTTAACGCGTGTTTATTTGTAAATAATTTTGATATTTTATTTGGATCTCTATTTACTGAATCTTTACATTTTAACGCAGGATAAAATACACACCCAAACCCTCCAGAAGCTATTGCTTTTCCACCTAATGTATTATTAACATCCATATATATTATATATAATATTATTTATCATAACAATAATAAATACTAAATATAATAAGAATAATTATCATGAAATATACTATTTTTTGTTTAATTTTATTAAACTCTTCAAACTTTATACCTTTGGGTTTATATTGTTCATAATAATTTATATAAAATTCATTTAATGGAATCACCGGTTTTTCCATTTTTTCATTTATTTTATTATGAATAAAATGTATCCAACGAATAAAAGAATCTCTATTATCCAAATAAGGAGATACTGGATAAGAAACAATTAACTTACTAAAATCATTAGATATATATTGACACGGTATAAATAATGGGAAATTATTAATTAATTCATAGTACATTTTTTTTGTAACAGCGTTTGGATAATTTGGATAATTTATTGATATTGTATGTAAAAACCCCCAATACCATTTACCCCAAACATCTGGATTTAGTTCCATTTACATAAACTAATATAAAAAGATTTATATTTTAACATATAATATAAAAATAAAATGAATAAAAATAATGTTTGTAATAATTGTAACAAGAGTGGTCATTTATTTCATAATTGTAGATTACCTATAACTAGTTATGGTATAATATTGTTTAGAACAATGAATAAGGTCAAACAATTCTTAATGATACGCAGAAAAGATACCTTTGGGTATATTGATTTTATAAGGGGTAAATATTCCCCTTATAATATAGAACATATACAAAATATTATTAATGAAATGTCAATTGAAGAAAAAGAACGAATTAAAAACTCAACTTTTGAACAATTATGGAAATTAATGTGGGGTGACATTTTAAATACTCAATATCACAATGAAGAAGTTTTATCATGGCGCAAATTTGACATAATAAAAAATGGATTATTATTGAATAATACTAATATATCATTAGACTATTTTATCAAAAACAGTTCAACACAATGGACAGAAACCGAATGGGAATTTCCAAAAGGACGACGCAATTATCAAGAAAAAGATTTAGATTGTGCCCTTAGAGAATTCGAAGAAGAAACCGGTATTTTAAAACAAAATATTCATATCATTGAAAACATTATGCCTTTTGAAGAAACATTTATTGGGACCAATTATAAATCATATAAACATAAATATTTTTTAGCATACATGAATAATGGATGTGATGAAGATTTATTGAATTATCAACAGGCAGAAGTAAGTAAAATCGAATGGAAAACTATTCAAGACTGTGTAGAATCAATAAGACCATACAATTTAGAAAAAAAACAATTAATATTAAATATTAATAAATTATTAGAAGAATATAGATTATATTATTAATATATAGTATTTATATGTCTGAAAATAAACTAAACAAAAAAGAGGTTGAATGTAATGAAAATAAATATTCAAATAAATGTAACACTTTATTATTACAAAAAGAACTTTATGAACACGACTTTCTTAAAACACACGACAAAAACGAAAATATATTATATCCAAATTTAAATGACCCGAATTTTAATATAAAAATAGCATTAAAAAAAGAATTCAACGATACGAAATATGACGGAACTATTTATGAAGATATTAAAGCTCAATCCGATTTTTTAAATAATGCCGAGTTTGAATTATCACCTCATCAATCATTTGTAAGAAATTTTCTTTCTTTACAAACACCATATAATAGTTTATTATTATATCATGGTTTAGGTAGTGGAAAAACATGTTCGGCCATCGGTGTTTCTGAAGAAATGAGAGATTATTTAAAACAAACTGGAATATCCAAAAGAATTATTATTGTTGCTGCAGAAAATGTACAAGACAACTTTAAATTACAATTATTTGACGAAAGAAAATTAAAAAAGGTCAATGGTATATGGAATATTAAAGGATGTGTTGGAAATAAATTATTGAAAGAAATAAACCCAACTAACATTAAAGGATTTACCAGCGACCAAATTGTATCTCAAATTAACTCACTAATTAATAATTCATATTTATTTTTAGGGTATGGACAATTCGCAAATTATATTATTAAAACTTCAGGTGTTGATGAACGATTATATAAAAATGAAAATGATAAGAATCGAATCATGCTTCGTAACTTTAAAAATGAGTTTAATAATCGGTTAATTATTATTGATGAAATCCATAACATTCGTATGACTGAAGATAATGAAAATAAAAAAGTAGCTATGAATTTAGAACTTCTTGTTAAATCTGTAGACAACCTCCGTCTTCTTTTATTATCTGCTACTCCAATGTATAATAGTTATAAAGAAATTATTTGGTTATTAAATTTAATGAATCTTAATGATAAACGAGGAACCATTGAATTAAAAGATATTTTTGATAAAAACGGGAATTTAACTAAACCTGGTGAAGAACTATTAATAAGAAAAGCAACCGGTTATATTTCATTTGTTCGTGGTGAAAATCCATATACATTTCCATATCGCGTTTATCCAGACATTTTTGATGTCCAACATACTTTTAAAAATAAAAAAAATATTTATCCCAAATATCAAATGAATGATAAACCTATTTTACCTGAAGACCAACTAAAAATAATTAATGTTTATTTGTCGACTATCGGCGAGTATCAATCTTACGGATATAACTATATTATTAATTATTTAAAAAATAAAAATAATGTTATAACTACCATAAAGGGTGTAGAAAAACAAATGCCTACATTTGAAAATATGGAATCATTCGGATATACCGTATTACAAAAACCATTAGAATCTCTTATTATTGTTTATCCTTATGAAGGTTTGGAAAATATTAATACATTAATGGAAAATCCCACAACGAATACTCAAGATACAACACCTCGTAATAAGTTATACATAAATCCAAGCGATTTAACAGGAAGAAAAGGCTTAGAACGAATAATGAAATTTACAAATACGATCACACCTTCATTTAAAGGGAATTTTGAATATAAACCTGAAATAGAAAAGAAATACGGACGACTATTTTCTAATGAACAAATAGGTAAATATAGTTATAAAATTAAATGTATCTTAGATTCTATTTATTCACCCACAACTGGTAATATATCAGAAGGTGTAATCTTAATTTACTCTCAATACATTTATGGTGGTTTAATTCCTGTAGCTCTCGCATTAGAAGAAATGGGATTTACACGATTAGGAATAAATACAAATTCTTCAAATCAACTTTTTAAAGAAAGAAAAACACCACCTGTGGATGTAAGAACCATGAAACCTAAACTTGATAAAAAAGATGTGTTTTCTCCAGCACGGTATATCATGATAACTGGTGATTCGGCACTTTCTCCAAATAATGATTTATATGTAAAACAAGCAACAAGTGAGAATAACAAAGACGGAAACCAAATTAAGGTTATTTTAATATCTAAATCTGGTTCTGAAGGCATTGATTTAAAATTTATTCGTCAAGTTCATATATTGGAACCTTGGTATAACATGAATAGAATAGAACAAATTATTGGTCGTGCTGTTCGTAACTTTAGTCATAAAGAATTACCATTTGAAAAACGAAATGTTCAGATTTTTATGTACGCAACTGAACTTAAAAATAAAGAAGAAGAAGCAGCTGACCTTTATGTTTATAGGTCTGCAGAGTTGAAATCTCTTCAAATAGGACATGTTACTCGAATATTAAAGGAAATTTCTGTCGATTGTATTATTAACCATGACCAAACAAATTTCACTCAAGAAATATTTTCAAAAAATATTAATATTAATGTCAAACAGATTTTATCTAATGGAACCGTAATTGATGATTTTAAAATAGGTGACGCGCCATATTCTGCCGCGTGTGATTATATGGAAAATTGTGAATATAAATGTCGTCCTAATAAACAAATTGATGAAGGAAACATAAATAAAGATACCTATAATGAAAGTTATATTATTACTAATTCTGACAAAATAATCCAAAAGATTAAATTACTTATGAAAGAATCATTCTTTTATAAAAAAAAGAATTTAATAGCATTAATTAATATTCCGAAAAAATATCCATTAGACCAAATTTATTACGCATTAACACAATTAGTTGAAAATAACAACGAACAAATTGTTGATAAATATGATAGAGTTGGTTATTTAATAAATATTGGAGAATACTATTTATTTCAACCAAGTGAACTTAATTATGAAAATGTATCTATATTTGATAGAAGTGTTCCTATTGATTTTAAACATCCATTTATTAACTTTGAAATTAAACAAGATATTATTAAACCTGTGTTTGATAATAGAAAAATGAACGAATTAATACAAGACCAAAATATTGATGATACAAATAAAGAAGCCAAAACAATAATGAATGATTTACGAAAGGATTATGATTTATCCTTAGAATTTAAAAGGAAAGAACAATTAAATCACGAAAATAAAGAACCCAAACATAATAAAGAAAACAAAATACCAAGAGGGGATGATAATTGGTTTAAACATTACGGTAAAATTATGTATCAAATGACCAGCAACCCAAATATTAGTTATGATAATACGATTTCTTATGATGATTTAATTGAAATATTGATTCAACATATTTGTGAAGGTTTATTTTTTAATGAATTATTACAATTATTAAATTATTTATATTCTTTAACTATTATTGAAGAAGGTAGTTTTGAATCTTTGGTAAAAGAATACTTTATTAAAAAAAGTATTACTATTAAAAATAATAACAAAACAACTAGCTGTATTTTATTATATAATGAAAATAATAAACTCGATAAAGATACTATTTTAATATTTAATAATGTAGACAACATTTGGCAAGAAGCTGAACCAGAAGATAAAAGTGAAATATTACTTAATAGTGTTATAAGAGACGCATGGATAATAAATAAAAAGAATCTTAACAAAATTATAGGATTTATTAGTATTGATACGAAAAACAAATATAATAAGGTGTTTAAAACAATGGATGTTACCACATCTAGAAATACTGGTGCTAGATGTGACGAATCCGGCAAATCCAAAGCTATTAAATTATTAAATGATATTTATGGCGTTGAAATACTTAATAAAGAAAATACTAAAGAATTACTCCAAATTGATTTGTGTATATTACAGGAAATACTATTAAGATATTATAACAAAATTCAAAAAGATAATAAGATATGGTTTATAAATCCAGATATCGCAATATTTAATAAAATATAAAATTGAAATTAATTAAAGTTAAAAGATTATATGCATATAAATTATAAGAATGAAACCAATCCAACAAAAAAATAAAAGAAGAGAGCAGAAAATATTGCCTATTTATTCTAGATGTTTAATTACACGAAATGTTGTATTATCAATTACCAACATCGGAAAAAATATTAACCAAACAATCGAAGATGTTATTACCTCAAATTATGAGGGTATATGTTTAGTAGAGGGGTATATTAAACGAGGATCAGCTAAAGTTGTATCTTATTCTAGCGGTCTTATTGAGCGCGGAAGTAATATTTCATTTGAAGTAGTTTTCGAATGCGAGGTTTGTTTCCCAGTTGAAGGGTCATTAATTTCATGTGTTGCTACAAATATCACAAAAGCAGGAATTAAAGCAGATAGTTTTGAAGAATCACCATCACCTATTGTGGTTTTTATTGCTCGTGACCACCATTATAATATTTCGCAATTTTCAAAAATTTCTGAAGGAACTCAATTTAACGCAAGAGTTATTGGACAAAGATTTGAATTAAATGATAAATGTATTTCGGTTATTGCTGAATTAGTTCAAACTAAAATATAAGTATTTTATTTGTATTTATTAGTTATGTATATAAATTTATTGATAGTTGTTGTAGTTAGTATTAGTTTATTAATTTCCTTATAATTTACATCTTAAGTAATTATAACATTTTTTATGTTATAAATATAATAATATAAACACAAACTAAATATAATATAAAAATGAATATTACAGAAGTTGATTATACCGAAAGTGAACTTAATTATATTCGTGAGGTAATTGAAACGATGAATAAATTTAACCAAGTTGAAATTTTGCGTATTTTACATAAAAATAATATTACATTAAATGAAAATAGATATGGTGTTCATATAAATTTGAGTGAATTAAAAAAAGAAATAATTGATGAATTACAAATTTATATTAATTATGTAAACACTCAAGAAATAACATTACACAATGTTGAAAAACAGAAGGAAACCTTTAAAAGTATATATTTTACAAAAGATAATAAAGAAATAAAATAATAAATATTAACATGTATAAAGAACATGCATATAACAACTCATACAAAAATATGAATATTACATCAGCACCATTGCTGACGATACCAACACAACACATAAATTATAATAATGTATTATTTGATTTACAAGATTTTATGTTAACAAGTAAAACCATTGTGAACTCATTAAGTAATAGATTATTAACTGAACCCAAAAAAAAAGTAAAACAACCACTTATACCGAAAGAAATACCTATTACTCGTCCAAGTATATTTATACCAAAACAAACAGATACTTTATTTGTTTGTTTTTATAAAATAATAAACAAGGATGTATTTGATAATGAAAACATCACATTTTCAGAAGAAAAAAAACTTAAGATTGATTATGTTGATAAATTGCGTAAAAACAAACCACTTATAAAAAAGTATAAATTCGCAGCAATTACCCATCTAGAAAATCAATTAGTTAACGAAAATAAAATAGATATCAATACTTTTTTATCGTTATGTGTAATTGAAAATGTTAATATTCTTTATGTTCGTAATAAAACATATTATGAGTTATTAATGAATGGTAATGAATCGTCTAATGTTCATATTATCCATTTTTTAGATAAATTATCAAAATATGGATATGAAGGTTTTTCAGATGATAAAATAACGCATTATAGGACAACCTTATATAAGGTTGATAACATAAACAAACCTTTAAAAGCAATTTCTTTTTATAAAGTTCAAGATTTAATTGATATATGTAATAAATTAGCAATTGATACAAAAACAGATACAAATAAATGTAAAAAAAAGAATGATTTATACGAGTTAATAATCCAAACTTTATAAAAAATTGAATAACAATATAAAAATATGTATTATAATATATAACGATGGATACTAAAAATAAAAAGATTGTAATTTCAGGGTTTGTAGAACCGCCGCCATCTGATTATTTTCAAGATGACGATGTGGAAAATATACCCGTCAAAAAACAATATGACAATAAACCACCACAAATACAATTTGAAAACATGGTAGAACAATACTATAATTCAAAACCTTATAATCCAAGCCCCATAAATCAAGAATTAGAAGTAAGATTTGCTACTCGAGGTATAAAACCACTTAGCAAAATAGATTATGATAATGTAATTCAAAAATTAAAATCTTTGGGATTTACTACTAAAGATGATTTGGGTTATAATAGTTTAAGAATTCAAAATGAATATTTAGACGCAAGAACCGGGAAATTTAGAATGTCTCCAAATATAAGAGCAGAAATTGACGGAACACATAATATTAGTGTTTATTGTGAAACTAATGATATTGAAAAAATTGTAAAAAATAATTCAAGTAGTGTAAAATTCACAAAAAAAAACTTTACAAAAGATAAAAAAGGTGAAATACTAAAACCTGTAAATTTTGATGATTGGAATTTCAGGGTTTCTTATCAAGGTGAGATAGTAACAAATTGGAATGATCCAGTGAATAGTTTTATTGTTAAAAAATGGAAAGAATCCAAAAAGACCTTTCGACACATTAATAGAGTAACATTCCAACATCCAGATTATCCTGTTTTGGTTGACATTAGTATTGTACAGAATTCATCAAAAGAAGGTAAATTCTTCAAACCTTTTAATAATATTAAAGATTCAGGGGTATTTACTAATCCTAAATCATATGAGATTGAATTAGAAATAAATAATAGTGCGGTTGGCCCAGACACACGATTTAACAATCACACAGTCATATTAAATGAATTACGACATGTAATTAAAATTGTTTTATCGGGGTTACAACATACAAATTATCCTGTTTCTTATCATGAACAAAATGAAGTTATTCGTTCATATATGATGCTTCTGCATAATTCCAATTATAATCCAGAAAAAAGGATATATAATAGTGATTTTATAGGTCCTTCATCATACACTTTACAAATGATGAATATTTCAGAAATAATGGAAAATTCAACCATTCCAAATATTCGTAATAATTACACAGTTACTGAAAAAGCAGACGGTGATAGACATTTATTATTTATTAATTCTAATGGAATGATTTATTTAATAAATACAAACATGAATGTGATATTTACTGGAGCAATTACCAAAAATAAAGAATATTTTAATTCTTTACTGGATGGCGAATTGATTATTAATGATAAAAATGGAGGGTTTATAAATTTATTTGCTGCGTTTGATATATATTATATAAATAAAAATGATGTTAGGGCATATTCTTTTATGCCTGGAAGTCTTGAAAAAGACACTTCCAAATGTAGGTACCCATTATTAAAAGGGTTAATAAAAAAATTAAACCCAATATCTTATGAAGACCCAGGAAAAAATAATATTTCGCCAATTAGAATATCCCATAAAAATTTTTATCCAAGTAATCCAGAAACAACAAATATTTTTGAAGCGTGTTATGACCTGATTCGTAAATTTAAGAATAATTTATTTGAATATAACACAGACGGATTAATATTTACACCTGCGTTTATGGGTGTTGGGTCAGATAAAATAGGAAAAGCTGGTCCATTAACAAAGAATACTTGGGAACATTCATTTAAATGGAAACCCCCTGAATATAACACTATTGATTTTTTGGTTAGTACTGTAAAAACAACAACAGGAACTGATTTAATAACTGCTATATACGAGGATGGAATTAATACAAATTTAAATACTCAACTTTCAGAATATAAACAAATTGTTTTAATGTGTACTTTTATAAAAAAGAAACACGGATATATGAATCCATGTCAAGATGTAATTGATGATAATGTACCCGAATATTTAAACATTGAAGAAGAAAAAATTAATAATAAAGAAGATTATAAAGCTGAACCCGTACAATTTTACCCAACAAATCCATACGATCCTTCTGCAGGTCTTTGTAATATCATGCTAAAACAATTTAATAATACTAAAGCAATGATGAGTGAAGAAAACGATTTAATAAATGATAATATGATTGTTGAGTTTAGATATGATTTAGATAGAGACCCTGGGTGGAGATGGATACCTTTGCGTGTAAGATACGATAAAACATCAGACCTTATACAACATAATTCTAATTTTGGTAATGCGTATCATGTAGCCAATAGTAATTGGCAATCTATACATAATCCAATTACTGAAGATATGATTTGTACAGGATTAAATATTCCAAATATGATTGTAAATGATGATGTATATTATAATAATGTAGCAGGAGTCTCAAAAACAAGATCATTACGAGATTTTCATAATTTGTATGTAAAAAAAACATTAATAACTGCCGTTTCTAAAAAAGGCGATACATTAATTGATTTTGCGTGTGGTAAAGCGGGTGATTTATCAAAATGGATTAACGCAAAATTATCTTTTGTTTTTGGTATTGATATATCCAAAGACAATTTAGAAAATAAACTTGATGGTGCGTGTGCTCGTTATTTAAATAATCGTAAAAAACATAAACATATGCCATACGCACTATTTGTTAATGGAAATAGCGCAAATAATATAAAAAACGGCGACGCAATGTTAAATGATAAAGCAAAACAAATAACAAATGCTGTTTTCGGAAATGGACCCAAAGATGAGAATAAATTAGGGAAAGGGGTATTTCGACAATTTGGAAAAGGTCAAGAAGGATTTCAAATTGCGTCTTGTCAATTTGCGTTACATTACTTTTTCGAAAGTATTGTTTCGTTTAAAGGATTTTTAAAAAATGTATCTGAATGTACAAAAACCGGAGGCTATTTTATAGGTGCTTGTTATGATGGGTCTGTTATATTTAATAATTTAAAAAATAAAAAACAAGGTGAAAGTATTCAAATTTTGGATGATGGTAAAAAAATTTTAGAAATAGTAAAAGGTTATAATTCCACCACATTTGAAGATAATATAAGTTCTATTGGAAATAGAATTGATGTATATCAAGAATCCATTAATCAATTAATACCTGAATATTTAGTGAATTTTGATTATTTAAACCGTGTTATGATTAGTTATGGATTTAAGTTAATTGATAGAACAGAAGCACAAGAATTAGGATTTCCTGAAGGAAGTGGTTCATTTAGCGAACTATATTTAAATATGGTTGATGAAGTAAAAACTAATACAAAATTAGGTCATGATTACGGAGACGCATTAAAAATGAATGCGTTCGAAAAAAGAATATCATTTTTAAATAGATATTTTATTTATAAAAAAGTTGCTAATGTAAATGTTGAAAATGTACAACTTGATTTAGAAGATTATGTATCTCCTGAAAATAATATTGAATCAGCCCATGCTATAAAAATCGCAGAACAAGAAGTTAAAATAATTAAACCTAAAATAAAAAAATTATCCACTAAATTAGTTTTAACACCAGCAACTGAAGCATATGATGATGAAGACGAACCAGAAGTTAAACCTGTACAAGTAGAAATAAAAGATGAAAATGAGAATTCGGAATCAGACACGGAATCAGACGAGGAGAAAGAGGAAAATGATAATTCGGAATCAGACGAGGAGAAAGAGGAACCTAAAGTAGATATAGAAATAAAACCTAGACATACAAAAACACGAAAACAAAAAATAATTAAAGAACCCAAAGAAAAAACCAGAAAACAAAAAATAGTTAAAGAACCTAAACCACCTAAAGAACCTAAACCAGTCAAAGAAAAGGTAGTAAAACCACCTAAAGAACCTAAACCAGTCAAAGAAAAGGTAGTAAAACCACCTAAAGAACCTAAACCAGTCAAAGAAAAGGTCGTAAAACCACCTAAAGAACCTAAACCAGTCAAAGAAAAGGTCGTAAAACCACCCAAAGAACCCAAACCAGTCAAAGAAAAAGTTGTAAAAGTACCTAAAGAAAATATT